AGGTTGTAGTTAACATATACGTTATTTCCACCTAATGGGTCAGTAGAGTTGTTAACAGACATCACCTGCGTTGCCATATTGTAATCGTTGTAGAAACGCATACCATTGTAAGATGCGTTTGCCCCAAACTTAATACCAGTATGGAATGCGATTCTTAAATCAGGATATCTATAAGACCAACCACCACTTTCTCTAAAGATTGCATATGCTTCACTTCTATCAGATGACCAGAATATACCAAATCTATCATTAGATGATACTGAACCATCATTGATGAAGTAATTACCAGTTACTCTATTAAATCTAGAATCACCAGAACCACTACCAAAATAATATGCGGTATTACTTCTATCATAGAAAATGTTAGCTCTTACATCATTCATATAAGATGTAGAAGCAAAGTTACCATAATAAGAAGTACTATTTCTATCATAGTAAATATCTGCTTGCATTGAACCATTTACATAAACAGTTCCACCAGTATACCAGTTTAGGTACATACTTCTTCCACTTCTCGCATCTAAGTGTAAGTTACCATTTGTTGAAGCAACTTGTGCGTAAGAACTAGTCCATCTACCATTACCACCAACTGCAAGATATTCACCCCAACTTTGATTTGGTCCAAATAATGCTCCACCTCTCATACGAAGTGCTGTATTAGATGTTGAATTAGGGTCTATATAATATCCAGTATCATTTGAATCATAGAAGATTGGTGCTCTCATCGAACCTCTAGCTAAACCATATCCACTACGAGTTGCTAATTCCCAAGTTCCGTTGTACATTAACTCTACATAAGAGTTTCTCAACATATAGATAGCCCACTCATTTTCAATATCATTATAGATACCTGCTGCGTTTGAATGGTCATGCATAAACACCCAATTTCCATTAATTGAGTATCCACCCCAACCACCTCTAGTGCTTGAGGTTTGAACAGTACCATAGTTACCAGTTACTGTATCTCTACCTACTCTGAATTCCAATGAACTACCATCAGTATAGAAATAAGTACCATTATCATTTGCGTGTCTAATTGCCCAACTTCCACCAGCATCTAATAAACCAATTTCGTTTGAATTAGTTGCGTATAGATAACCCCTAACAGAGTTACCAGAAGTTGTTAACATAATTTGTGATGTAGAAGAACTACCAGAATATAATCTAAATCTAGATGATGAATCAGAATACCAATGCATTCCAGTTGCTTGGTTATATAAACCTTCACCACTATTATCGTTTCTGAACCAGTTTCTTGCGTAGATTTCAGTTGCTCTTAAACCACTATTAAAGTTTGAGAAAGATGCAGGGTCTACATAATATCCAGTATTGTTATAATCATAATAGATTGGTGAACGTACTTGTGAGAATGCATATACAATACCATTTGTATCTACTCTAAATCTTTCAGCTGATGAACCATTCCATACTCTGAATCTTCTATTAGAATAGTAGTTTACATAAATATCATTTCCGTTATATGCATCAATATGGAAGTTACCACCCATATAAATTCTACCACTTCCATTAACCGAAGTTAGAGTAGCACCATTTTCAACTTGAATGTTATTTGTTCTAACATTTCTCATTCGAGCATCACCTTGTGAACTACCAAAGTAGTATGCGGTGTTTTCTCTTTCGTAGAAAATATTAGCCCTTAAATCATTCATATATGAAGTAGAAGCAAAGTTACCATAGTAACCAGTATTATTTGAATCATAGAACACATCAGCTGCTAGTGATGTTTCGGTTTTATAAATGATAGAATCTCCAGAAAAATCTGATATATTAGTTACACTTGGTGATTTATTTATATATGCCCAACTTCTAGAAGGTGTACTATCAGTATAAGTTACAGCTCTAGTAGTTCTAACTCTTGCTTTTACCTGAGTGTAGTATCTTACATCTACATAAACAGGTACATATCTAATATCTCCACTAATTGTTACAGGTGAACCAATCGTTACTCTAAAATGATTGTTACCATAGACATTAGCATCAACTAATCTTACTTGATATGCGTTATAATATCCCCAAAATACTTGGTATGTCTTTTTAGAACCTCTACCATAATATTGTTCGTGTAATTCTACTTCAAATGTACCAGTACCATTCCAATCGTTCCAATCCATTGAAATCCTAGCAATTTCAAATCTACGAGCTTGAGTACCACTTGCACTTAATGTTGAGTTGATAGCTATTGTTTTATGAACATCTATTTCATAATCATCACCTAAATCAACAGTACCATTTAAGTTTAATGTACCTTGTACAGTTAAGTTATTAAGATTAGTAAGTGAATTAGGGTCAACATAATATCCACTATCATTGTAATCATACATTATAGGTGTTCTAACTCTTGCGTTAAAACTACCTACTTCGGCTGAAAGTTGTGCGTTTCTAGCTCCAGTATCACCATAGAATGTAAATTCTGCACCAGTTCCATCAGGATTAGAATCAGATACTCTAATTTCAGCATCAAATGATGTATTGATGAATCCGATTCTATTACCTGCTAAGGTAAGAGTATTCATATGAGATTGACCTGCTGGATTTACATAATATCCAGTATTATTGTAATCATAGAATTGAGTACCTCTAACATCAGAACTAAATACTGCTCTACTTGAGATTGCTGCTCTAAATGAACCATTATTGATAATCAATAAACCATGGTCATTTAAGTTGTTAGCTCCACCTAATGAACCTGCGTTTGGATGAGACCAATATAAACCATATGCGTTATTTGTAGCATTACCATCTTGTGCGATAGAATACTGGTCATCCATATTAAAGATAGTTTGTAATCTTGTAGATGTATATGTACCAGTGATACCAATACCATAATTAGTCATTCTTATAGTATCGTATATTTCAATTTCGTTTACTCTTGATGTACCATTCGGATTTAGATATCTTGATGTAGTATCTTTATCATAGAATATAGATGCTCTAACATCACCCTGTCTTAATTCAGTACCACCATTAATGTACATCATCTTGTTGGTATAGAATGAACCTCTATCGGTGTACATATGAAGATGTGAAGTATTCATTGCTCCAAAATCAACATATCCACTATTTGATTGTATTCTTAATGCGTTACTATCACCACCTTCAATGTATGGATATCTTTGGTCAGTTAAGTTATGAACATATGAAGCATTATTAGTATAACTACCATGTAATCTTAATCTACCAAGACTCTGCTCTGATTTGTAAAGTTTTAATCCACAATAATGAGTTACACCCACATTTGATGAATAATTAAAAAGAAGTACTGGTCTAGCGTATTGAGCATCTGCATGGAATCCTGTACCTTTTATTTTTCCAGTTACTTTATACCAACCATTTGTATTAGAGTTAGTATCAAATTGATTTCCACCAGAACCCCAATATCTTTTAGAGTTACCATATGATGATTTATTTCTATCATACATTGTCCAACCCATATATAATCTTTGGTTGCTATCACCACCATCAATTACTTTAACCCAAACTTCAAAAGTATATTGAGATTCTTTATCAATCTTAATATATCTACCATCATCAAATCCTAAATAACCAGTAACTTTAAATGCTCCTTCTGCCGGTGCAGTACTATCATCTACTTTAGTTACCTTAGTTGATGTTGTACCAAGTTGTGCTCTTACTTCAGCATCAGTCATTGAATCAGTAATATTGTAGAATGAACCATTCTCAATATTTGCTACATAATTTTCAAGATTACCACCAGTAAGAACGTTGTATCCACCAACAGTTAATCCGTTAAATACAGAAGTTCCAGCAGGATTTGCGTAATAGTTTGTATCATTTCTATCATACATTATAGGAACATCAAGTCTAGAATTAATCAGAACTTGTCCATCTCCTCTAATGATTTGATTCCATGTACCACCTAAACCACCATCTCTGAATGAAATATCTTCACCACCTGATGTTGCTATAATTAAATGAGCATCGTTTGTATCAGTTGCTTGAAGATATCCTCTTTGATTTCCAGCTGATGTGTATAAATAAATTGGTGCTCCACTTTCTAATCTTAACTGATTATTAATTTCAGTACGATACATTTGTGTAGTACCATCTCCATGAAAGTAATATCCACTATTATTTGAATCATAGAAAATAGGTGCTCTGGATGATGCGGATGACCAACTATTACCTGATGTATCTACTCTGAATCTAAATGTAGTACCTTGAGTAAATTGTAAATTACCCGATGAATTACTCATATTATCAGGAGATTCATAGATTCTCCAATCATTACCATTTAACCATTGGATACCTTCACTAGCACCAGGATCATTTATTGTAATATGATTAACATTACTTAAAGTACCATTATTCATATTGATATTCAACATCGAAGATGTTCCAGCTGGGTCTACATATCTTCCCGTATTATTTGTATCATAAAAGATTGGTGCACGAACACTATCATTAAATTGTCCTAAACCAGCAGCTGAGATACTAGCAGCATTACCACTACCCACTCTTCTGAATATCCAACCTCTATTAGAAGTGTTACTCATTGTAAAGTATGTAGCCCAATCACCAGTTACACCACCATGTGTTCCTAAACTTGTACCTGTGAATAAAATACCATAAGTAGGTTCACCTGCTGAATATCCTCCATATAAAGATATACCATCTCTTGTTCCACTACTACTATTGTTTATACCAAAGTGATTAACATTGAGATTATTTAAATTTGATGTAGATGCGAAATCACCATAATATCCAGTATCATTTACATCATTAAATCTACTAGCCCAAAATTCACCAGTTGAATAAAGAATTTTATTATTTCTTACTCTTAGGTAAGTACCATCGGTCATATACCAACCACCACCCCATCCGAATCCAAGTTCTTCATCTTTAAGGAATGTTGATGTACCTCTACCAATTACAATAGCATCGTTATTATTTTTTAACTGAATTGAACCATCGATATGTAGTACATTATTAGTATTTGAACCTACTATTGGAGTATTATCGTTTATAGTATATGTTGGTGATGCATCTCCAACAATTAATTGTCCTTCAGTATATGTTTGAGTACTCGAATCCCCTAATTCTACTTTATCTGGGTCAGTACCTTCATCCATTCTTATGATATTTCTACCACCAGCTACTAATTGTAAATCATCTCCTCTAAATCTAACATAAGTGTTATCATCACCATTATGTCTAATATATTCGTTTACTCTTAACTGAGAGAATACTACTGAATCGGATGTACGAACATTTTGATTCATTGCGTACAATTCGTTTGCACCATGACCAGTATTTACAGTTGCGAATGTTACTGCGTCAGTTGTACGAACATTTTGATTCATTAGATAAACCTCAGTTGTACCTTGTCCAGTGTTGATATTTGCAGCAGTTATTGTACCATTAAAGTCTACTTGGCTATTTGCATAAGAATAGCTAAATACTTCTGTATTTGTTCCGGCTTCCCTTCTAAAGAAAGTAATTCGGTCAGAACCCTCACCACTAATAAATGCAGGTGAATTATCTCCATTATAAGAAATACCACCACCATATGTTGCAGATTGTCCTACATAAAGATAACCTGTACCTTGACCACTACCATAAGCCTCAAATCCAGCACGATATGAATCTCCTGCTAGTACTTGAATAGCAGTATTTGATTGTTTAGATGTAGTTCCTGCTACAATATTTCCAAGAGCCTCTAAATGAGAATCAGCAATCCAACTATCTCTACTTTCATTCCAAATAAATTGTTTAGTTGCTGATGAACCTCTTAAAACTTCAATACCAGCATTCTCCGATGGAGTACCTGATGTAAAGTTTGAATTAAGAGTAATAATATTATCTGCTAACTGAATAGTTTCGGTATTCACAATTGTTTGAGTACCTGTTACATTCAGATTACCTGTTATGTTTAGAGTTGTTCCATCAAAAGTAAGATTACTTTCAACAGTTCCGTTTGGTGCTGAGCCATTAAGTGTAATTACACCATTATTAGTAGTACCAGTTAATGCTAATAAACCAGAAGAACCTCCACTACCAGAAGTACCACTAGAACCAGAAGAACCTGATGTTCCTCCAGAACCACTTGTACCCCCAGAACCACTTGTTCCTCCAGAGCCGGATGTACCTCCACTACCTGAAGTTCCACTACTTCCACTTGAACCAGATGTACCACCACTACCAGCAGTACCAGATGAACCAGAAGAACCTGATGTTCCTCCACTTCCCCCAGTTCCAGAAGTTCCACTACTTCCAGCTGAACCACTCGTTCCTCCACTACCTGATGTACCAGATGAACCAGATGAACCTCCACTTCCTGATGTTCCACCACTTCCACTTGTTCCACTTGAACCAGAAGAACCTGATGTTCCATCATCTCCATCTACACCTTGTTCTCCATCAGCACCAGTTGCTCCACTTGTACCTGATGAACCTCCACTACCTGCAGTACCTGATGAACCACCACTACCACTTGTTCCAGAACTTCCACTTGAACCCGATGAACCAGAAGAACCTGATGTTCCTCCACTACCACTCGTTCCACTTGAACCCGATGAACCAGATGTACCCGGCGTACCACCCTCACCAGCAGCACCATCTCTACCAGATGTACCACTACTTCCAGATGTACCAGATGAACCAGATGAACCCGATGTTCCATCTTCACCAGATGTACCACTTGAGCCGGATGAACCAGATGAACCACTTGAACCAGAAGTTCCTCCACTACCAGAAGTACCAGGTGTACCACCTTCACCAGCAGCACCATCTTCACCTGAAGAACCAGATGAACCAGATGTACCACTTGAACCAGAAGTTCCTCCACTTCCTGATGTACCATCAGTACCATCTACACCAGATGTACCATCATCACCATCAGCACCATCAACACCATCAGCTCCATCGTTACCTGATGAACCAGATGAACCACTTGAACCAGAGGTTCCACCAGAACCACTACTTCCTCCACTTCCGCTTGTTCCACCACTTCCGCTTGTTCCTCCAGAACCAGAAGTTCCACCACTTCCACTTGTTCCACCACTTCCAGATGTACCAGAAGAACCTGATGTTCCACCAGAACCACTTGTTCCACCAGAACCACTTGTTCCACCACTACCTGAGGTTCCTTCAGAACCATCAGTACCAGAACTACCACCAGAACCACTTGTCCCTCCAGAACCAGAAGTACCTGAAGAACCAGAAGTTCCTCCAGTTCCAGCAGTTCCACTTGAACCTGAAGAACCAGATGTACCTCCACTACCGGAAGTACCACTTGTACCCGATGTACCAGCAGTACCAGCTGCAGGTTCCCATCCACCAGCAGTATAACGATAAATGTTAGTATCTGAAGTGTTATAATATAATTGTCCAACTACACCACCAGAAGGTGCTGAATTAAAGACTGGAATTACTACCGAATCTTTAATTAATACTGAACCTGTAAATTGGTGTGTATCGGTTGATTCATCACCAAACACATTCGAACCCGATGCGTAAATTACTGATGATGAAATAAATGTTGTTAATAATTCTTGAGAAGTTATTCTTCCCGCTACTGATAAATTATTACCAATAGTTAAATTGTTTTGTATATCTGCTGAACCTGTTACTGTTAAATCGGTTCCTACTTGTGCAGTTGCTTTGAATATACTACTACCAGTTACGATAAGATAATCCCTTACAGTTACACCAGCTTCTACTCTTAAACCACCATCAGGTGAAATTATAGCTTCTACTGAACCTGATTTTAATCTATCTATATCACCTAATGCATCAGCTGGGATGTTGTATAATCCACCACCATCACCTCTATATATCGATGCTGACATTTCACCTTCAATATCAATATCTCCAGTTGATGTTACATTACCATCTATGTTTGTAGGTACATTTACTTCGAATGAAGTACCATTTAAAACTGATGCGGTTGCTGAACCTTCAGCTATTCTACCAATATCACCAGTAAGTGCAGTAGTTGGAATACTTTCTAATTGAGAACCATCTCCTTTGAATGAACCAGTAAAAGAACCAGTAAATGATGATGCAGTTATTCCGCTTTCAACATTCAAAGACGTATTAATATCAACCGATGAGGTTGATATGTTTAATTGTTCTACACCTTGAACATCAATCGAAAGTAAACTTTGACTGACCTGATTGATTCCGTTTGGGTTCTTTCCTCCGTATTCCATTAACCTCTATTTATGATATCTCTAATACTGATAAAATAACATCTGCTGAATTATCAACATTTGATGTTACAGTTATCGAATCACTTGCTTCTAAAACTACTTTTTGGTCACCACCAACTAAAACTGCCGATGAACCATTTGGTATAACTGCTCCTTTTACTAAATATTTAGTAACTCCAGCAGAACTATCAGTTATTTGTACATCTACATAAATATTTGTAGATATAATATTAGCTACATTTACACCAATAACAGTAGTTGCTGTAGCAGCTGGTGTTGTGTAAACACCTAAACCACCTGTTCCTGCAGGTCCTTTTATACTATTTTTAAATACATTTGCCATATCTTTATCCTAATGCTATTGAAAATGCCAACGCAGAATCTAATACATCTACACCTTCAACTGTAAATGCGTTTCCATTTGTTACATTTATTGAACCACTTATTTGAACTGAACCACTATTGATGATATTTATTCCACCATCAGTATTTTCCGTACCAACATTTAATGTCTGTCTAACAACTAAATCCGTAAATTCAGCTTGTTGAACAGTAATATCTCCAATAAATGAACCACTAAGTGAACCAGTAAACGAACCAGTAAACGAACCACTCAAATCAGCATATGCCGATGGAGCTTGTGTAATCGAACCGGAAAAACTGGGTTGGTCTATTCTCATGTGATAATTACCTTTTCTTTGATATAAATATTAAATAAATATCTTTTAACTTCTAAGAAGGTTTGTTTGGCCAAGTAATATCGTATGGGTCTGATTGTGTTGTTACATCTCTTAGTGATTGTCTGTAAGTTTGCCAATCGGTTAGTGATGAACCTGTTATTGGTGAATCTTGAAATTGTGTCCAATCTGACTCCGATAATAAAGTATTTCTCGTACTTCTTATTTCTGACCATTTGATTTCCTTTCTTTTGTTTATTGTTTCAGTATCCGCATCAGTTATTTCATATGTTTGTATATAAACCGAACCAGATAAAGTAGGTGTAACTTCAGTTACATCCTTTGTATCATCAGTATCGTACCCACTACTTTTCAACTCAACTGGATATACATTGTATGATTGTAATAAATCATTACTTATCGTTGTTGGAAAACTAATGGTAGGATTCTCATTCTTTAATATTTGAATGGAATATGGATAAATTATTGTTGAACCTGAAACTTTTAAGTACATATCTTTTTATTTAAATGTTGCTGGTATTGAACCAAAATTAGTTAAACCACTACAAAAAGCAAAACAATCAGTACCAATTGGATTTGATGTTCTTTCAAAAATCTCATCACCATTTGAATCAGTTGGAGTTACACCAGTTAATAAGTTTGATGTAGTTGCCATATTAAATGCATTTGCAAAAGTAGTAACTTGTTGGTTATTAGTAAAAAACTGACTTGGAATTCCAGCCACCTTTCTACAGTTTCTAAATACTGATTCAAAGTTTACTACTAATGCGTTATTATCAAACAAATTTGTTGGTATTGTTGTTAAATTTAACAATGCGTTAAATGTACCCGAAAATGATGTTACATTTGTATTGTTATCAAACAAACCAGATGGTATTGCTGTTAATCCTTGACAAAATACGAATGTGTTAACGAATGAAGTTACATTTGTTGAATAATCAAATAAACCATTGGGTATTATTGTAATACCAGTTTGTCTAAATGTAGAGTTAAATCTTAATACAGTATTTAATCCATCATTTAATGTTGCGTTATTAGAACCATCCGCTGGTATAGTTGTTAAATTAATACATCCATAAAAATCAATTTCTTCAAACTGAACTACTCCCCAATCATCAACTGATTTGTATAAGTTTTTGTATGATGTGTTATTACCAACACTAAAACCCGGACAATATCCACTAACTATAATTTGATAACTACCAGCAGTTGAATATGTATGAAATCTATCAGATGATGTTGTTGATGTAATTATAGAATCACTACTACCATCACCCCAACTTACTGTTATATTAGGTTGTTTTCCACCTGGCGCAGTAATAGGTAACTCAAATTGAGTATTTGTTGATGTTGTTTGTATTGTAAATTTAAAAGGTCTCACTTGTCCTGCTTCTATTGATAATAATCTTCTTGCTATACTCATAATTCATAACTCATTAACTTATGTTGTTGGCACTTAGGAATCCATAATAAGTACTCCCCCCATCATAAGTATAGAATACTAATATATCTTTTCCACCAGCCGTTAGTGTTGGTGCTGCTCCATTTGCCCATTGTATTGATGCTGGCCAACTTACAGTTGCCGTACCACCACTACTATCCTCTAACAATAATGTAAATCCAATTGCACGAGGGGCTGATGGTGCGTTTGAAAGAGCGATTGTTATACTACCTATTCTATCAATTCTAAAATTATTAGCCGTTGATAAATCTATCGTTGTACCACCAGTTGAATTTCCTATGTTATTATAATTCTCGTGGAACCTTGTAGAGAATGTTGTAGCTCCCAGAAAATCACCATCTACATCTAATTCACCACTTATTTGTACATTTCCAGTTACATCTAAATCAGCTCCATCAAATGTTAGGTTTGATTGTGCAGTTCCAGTTCCATCACCATCCATAGTAAGAACTCTATCTGCTCCATCATTTGCTACATTTAATAATCCACTTGAACCAGAAGAACCTGATGAACCCGATGAACCAGTTTCACCTGATGTACCAGAACTTCCACTTGTTCCACTTACACCACTACTACCACTACTTCCAAATAAAGTACCATCTAAACCAGATGTACCCGATGAACCATTTGAACCACCTACACCGGATGTTCCACTACTTCCACTCGAACCAGATGTTCCAGATGAACCCGATGAGCCAAATAAAGTACCATCTTGTCCAGAAGTACCAGCGGTTCCACTTGAACCACTTGAACCAGAAGAACCTGCAGTTCCTGTTGAACCACTACTTCCAGATGTACCAGATGAACCTGATGAACCGAATAAAGTACCATCTAAACCAGATGTTCCAGCAGTTCCACTTACACCACTTGAACCAGCAGTACCAGTTGAACCACTACTTCCGCTCGTACCACTACTACCACTACTTCCAAATAAAGTACCATCTTGACCTGATGTACCACTTACACCACTCGTACCAGCAGAACCACTTACACCACTCGTACCAGATGAACCTGTTTGACCCGAAGTACCATCAGAACCACTTGTACCAGAACTTCCGAAGAATGTACCATCTAATCCAGATGTACCTGAAGTACCAGAAGTTCCACTTAAACCACTCGTACCTGATGAACCACTCGTTCCATTAGTACCAGATGTACCACTACTTCCAAAGAATGTTCCATCTTGTCCAGAAGTACCACCAGTACCAGAAGAACCACCTGTTCCAGTAGTTCCTGAAGAACCACTTTGACCACTCGTACCATCAGTACCTAATCCACTTGTTCCAGATGTACCATCAGTACCAGAACTACCACTACTACCAAAGAAAGTTCCATCAACACCAGACGTACCAGAAGTTCCGCTTGAACCAGATGTTCCAGATGTTCCAGCTCCAGATGTACCAGAAGTACCTGTTGTACCACTACTACCAAAGAATGTTCCATCCTGCCCACTTGTTCCACTTGTTCCAGAAGAACCCGAAGTTCCACTCGTTCCAGCTCCAGAAGTACCTGAGGTTCCAGTTTCACCAGAAGTACCACTACTTCCGAAGAATGTTCCATCAACACCTGAAGTTCCAGATGTACCAGAAGAACCTAATCCACTTGTACCAGATGTACCAGTTTCACCTGATGTACCCGATGTACCACTACTACCGAAGAAAGTTCCATCTTGTCCGCTTGTTCCACTTGTTCCACTTGTTCCAGAACTTCCTGCTGAACCTGAAGTTCCAGCAGAACCACTACTTCCACTACTTCCGCTTGTACCACTCGTACCAGAACTTCCGAAGAAAGTTCCATCTCTACCAGTTGTACCTGATGTACCATCAGTACCATCTACACCATTAATACCAGATGAACCAGCAGTACCAGTTGAACCACTCGTTCCAGACGAACCTGATGAACCAAAGAACGTACCATCTTGTCCACTACTACCAGAACTACCACTTGTACCATCTTCACCATCTTCACCAGTTGTTCCAGAAGAGCCCGAAGTTCCACTTGAACCTGATGTACCATTAGTACCACTTGTACCACTACTACCACTACTTCCTTCTGCTGATGTACCTGATGTACCAGTTGTACCACTTGTTCCTGCTGAACCACTACTTCCGCTTGTTCCTGATGTACCACTACTTCCTTCCGCTGATGTACCAGACGAACCTGATGTTCCACTTGTTCCAGAAGTTCCACTACTTCCACTTGTTCCAGATGTACCAGCAGTTCCACTACTTCCTTCAGCTGATGTACCACTTGTTCCAGTTGTTCCAGATGAACCTGAAGTTCCACTACTTCCACTTGTTCCAGAAGTACCACTACTTCCCTCTGCGGATGTACCTGATGTACCCGCTGAACCACTTGTTCCTGCTGAACCTGAAGTTCCATTTGTACCACTTGTTCCAGAAGTTCCACTCGTTCCAGTTGAACCTGATGTTCCACTTGTCCCAGAAGAACCCGAAGTTCCGCTTGAACCTGAAGTTCCGTTTGTACCACTTGTTCCAGAAGTACCCGATGAACCAGAAGTTCCAGATGAACCTGAGGTTCCAGTTGTTCCACTCGAACCAGAAGTACCAGCGGTTCCACCACTACCAGACGTACCACTTGTTCCAGAAGTTCCGCTTGTTCCACTTGTTCCACTTGTGCCCGAAGTACCACTACTTCCACTTGTACCAGATGAACCTGATGTTCCGTTTGTACCAGAAGTACCCGAAGTACCAGCTGAACCACTACTACCTCTTTCTCCACTTGTTCCGCTTGTACCAGAAGTTCCACTTGTACCATTTGTACCAGTTGAACCACTACTACCACTACTACCACTCGTACCAGAAGTACCAGCTGAACCTGATGAACCTTCTTCACCATCTGCTCCACTTGTTCCACTTGAACCAGAAGAACCACTGCTTCCGCTTGAACCAGAACTACCCGAAGAACCACTACTTCCACTTGTTCCAGATGTACCACTCGTTCCAGAAGAACCCGATGTACCAGAAGAACCACTACTTCCACTACTTCCACTTGAACCAGAAGAACCTGATGTACCTCCACTACCAGAAGAACCACTACTTCCGCTTGTTCCAGAAGAACCTGAAGTTCCGCTTGAACCAGATGAACCAGAAGAACCTGATGAACCTCCAGTTCCAGATGAACCAGAAGAACCTGATGTTCCAGAAGTTCCAGAAGTTCCGTACTTATCTACTATTTGAATAGTACCAATCATTGAGGAGTGTGAAGCACATTGATAAACTATACTATCAGGTGCATCCTCCGGTACTCTATATTTTACTAATACTGATGTTGAATGATTTCCATTTGTTGGGTCATTGTTTGTTGTGCCCGGAACTGTGTTTGTATTTCCATCTGATAATCTTAGTGCAAATGGATGAGATGAAGCAACATCACTTACATCGAAATAGAAAAGTTCTCCCCTTACTAATGTAATTGTTGGGAAATCTCCAGTATATCCAGAAAAACTATAAGCAAATCCAGCATTTTCTACAACAAATAATCTTCCACCTTCTCTACCAGATGAACCCGATGTTCCACTTGTTCCAGAAGTTCCACCACTACCTGATGAACCAGATGTTCCACTCGTTCCACTCGTTCCAGAAGAACCTGAAGAACCTGAAGAACCAGCTGAACCAGATGTTCCAGACGTTCCACTTGAACCAGAAGAACCTCCACTACCAGATGTACCACTTGAACCACTACTTCCACTCGTACCACTACTTCCGCTTGTACCAGATGTTCCACTACTTCCACTCGTACCAGATGTACCAGCTGAACCTGATGAACCAGATGTACCTGAAGTTCCACTCGTTCCAGTTGTACCGCTTGTTCCACTACTTCCAGAAGTCCCAGATGAACCTGAAGTTCCACTCGTTCCACTCGTTCCAGCTGAACCAGATGAACCACTTGTACCAGAAGTACCTGATGTACCTGCTGAACCACTACTTCCAGATGAACCACCAGTCCCAGAAGTACCACCAGTTCCAGAAGTACCACTAACTGCAGTTACATCTCTTTTTTCTATTCTATTTGTAGTTTCATTTATTACTAATACTGTATCTGAACTACCTGTTTCTAATCCTATTAACTCAGTACTTCCCGTTACTACTAAACTACCACTTACTTCAAATCTTCCAACAAATGAACCAGTACCATTATTTGGTAAGAAATTTTCTCCTACAAAATCACCAGCATTTAGAGCGAATGAAGCAGTTGCCGCATAAGATGCTGAAAGTACAGTCATCGATGCGGTTTGATTATTTCTTACATAATCTTCAGCAGATACAGCGTTTATAGCATAAGATGCTGATTCAGCGTATGATGCTGAAAGTACAGTCATCGATGCCGTTTGGTCAGTTCTTACAAAATTATCAGTATTAAAATCACCAGCGTTTACTGCGAATGAAGCAGTTTCAGCATATGATGCTGAAAGAACTGTCATAGATGCAGTTTGGTTATTCTTTATATATTGAGATAAGTTACCTAACTCAGCAAGTGATGCTGAATCAAATCCTACTAATGATGATGCCGTTCCAGCGTTTTCTGCAAATAATGCATAAGATGCTGAATTAACTAAACCTACCACATCATCACCTTCTACAAATCCTGCTAATCTACCACCAGTACCAATTACTGCTTGTCCACTTGTTAATCCACTAAATGTTACTCTAACCGATGAACTATCAATTGATTCGATTGCTTGTGGAATAATCTGTCCATTTGAACCAGTTTCATAAATTTGAACTACTGGATAATCAATAGCAAAATTGTGTTGGAATGTTACCTGAGTTACATCTGAGAATGGGAATACAGCAGTATCACCAAATTGTGTTACAGGTCTAAATTTATTTGCAGCTGCATCAAATACTAAAATATCTAAATCATCAGGTACATCTATACCAACATTTTCACCCTGATATGAACCTACAAATGATGATGTAATTCTTGGTGAGAATATTTCATCAGTTACAGTTATCTTAGATGCACTTACATCATTTTGGAAATTAACTTCTCCGAAGAATGTTGAACCACTAGCAATCGATGTTACTACAAACCCATCATCAGGATTCGTAGATGCAGTTACTGAACCACTAAGAATTCTACTTTGGTCTAATCCAACAATAGCATCAGCTGGTATATTAAATAATCCTTCACCACTACCACTAAAGAATCCACTTCCAGATGGTATAGTTACACTTCCACTAATATTAAGTGAACCAGTAAATTTAGAACCATATGTTGGTGAGAAAACTCTAAATCCTTCATTTGGTTCAACAGAAGCACTTACACCACCACTAATGATTAATGGTAATTGTAAATCTTGTAATGCATCAGCTGGTATATTAAATAATCCACCACCATCACCAACGAATAATGTACCACTAATTTGTGTATTAGCAAAAAATCCTTTATTTGGTGAAATTGATGCAGTTGCTGAACCCGATACTATTCTATCTAATTCTAAATCTTCAATCGCATCTAATGGAATATTAAATAATCCACCACCATCACCACGATATAGAGATGCTGTTATTGATTGAGAAACTTCTAATGAACCACTAATTTCTACTTTAACTGAACCAGACCTAAGTGTTGGGTCTAAGTTTTCTACTCTAAAGAAACCTAATGGGTCAACTGATGCAGTTACCGAACCAGTAAATATTTTTGATGAATCAATTGCTAAGTTAGCAATATCAATGTTTGTAATTCCACTACCATCACCAGTAATAATTCCACCTACATCTAATGATTCCGATATATTAACCGAACCACTAAAAGATGAATCTACACTTGTACTTATATTGTTATTAAATACTTTAAATTCAGTTTCATCTAACGATGCCGTTGCTGAACCACTTTCTAATACGTTTAATGTAAGTGCTAAATTAGCTATATCGATATCAGTTAAACCACTACCATCACCAACAAATCTACCACCACCACCAACAGTTATTGAACCAGATGTTACAATAGAACCAGTAAATTCTGAACCACTTTGGGGTGCAGTTACTACAAACGTATCACCACTTGCAACCGATGCCGTTGCAGAACCACTTGAGATAAGAGGTGCAGCTGCCGCTTGTACATTTTCTAAGTTTGAACCATCTCCGAAATAAACACCAGTATATGAACCACTAAATGAACCACTTAGTACTAAATTATCACTTCTATTTTCAAACCTATTTGATGATGATGAAAATACTATAATATCATTATTAGATGCCGATACTATTTGTACATCATGTAAATCTTCTAAGTGATTACCTAATTGTGGTCTTACTAAAAGTTGTATGTTATCACCATTTACTCTTTCAACAAGTGCTATTGTTGATTTTAAATTAGGTGCTTCAGGTTTTACATTTGTCATACCACCAGCCCTTTGTGGGTCTGGATATAGTATATCTCCCTCACTCCAAGTTGAACCAGTATATTTTAACCCAGCATCTTCTAATAAGTCTACCTTTACATCCCTAACCATACCAAACCAAGTAGCAAATCCTTCTTGATTATTATCTATATTTTCGGTTAGTACACCAATTAATAAATCAGAATCATAAGTACCATCTGAGATAGATTTAATAACTCTAATTCTTTGACCTTGTGATGGATTGTTTGGGTCAACCATTACCAATGTACCATTGATTAGATTTTCACCAGCTTTATTTACTACCTTTGGATAATATAATTCCTGTCCGATTTGTAATGAAGCAGAACCTCCACTCATTCCTAAATCCAAAGTACCATCGGTTTCATTCCACTTTAATCTACCTGGTTGAGATGGGAATGTGTTTTCACCAGTAACAAAATCTATAACCGATGAAGTTAAATAAGATGATGTTATAAATGGTGATGATATTTTTTCTGCAGATGAAATACTACTTACATCTAATGTTCCAGTTATTTCAGTATTACCATTTATAATATTTTGTGAAATTGTTGGAACTTCTTCTAATATTTTTATAGAAGAACCATAAGATGCTGATGGAGTTGAAAAATAATATAATCTTTTTGGTGTATTATCAGTAACTTCTAATTTTAAAAATGCACCACTATTACCAGCAGTTCCATTTGTTGTTACACCAGTTGTATATTGAGTACCAGTGTTATGGGAACCATCTACCGTTTGAGATAATTTTATTGGATTATTTGCGTTAGAAGAATCTGATATATCAAAGTGATATGTAAGTCCATTTAAGAATTTTAATGGTTGCTTTAAATTACCATTTATTGCAAATCCGTTCTGCCCAATAGTTACTGATTGAGTAATTGGAAGAGTTTCTAATTCAATTACCGAAGTAGATACATATAATCCACCCGTTACATTTAAATCACCTTCAATAGATGATGTTGTATTTACTTTGAATCCAAATTCAGGATCTGTTGATGCGGTTACACTACCACTTGCGATAAATGATAACTCTTCTACATCTTCTGCTAATGCTGAAAGAGGTATATCAAATAAATCTCTACCACTACCACTAAATGAACCACTAAATTGAGTACCTCTAACAATATTTGTATCAATATCACCAGTTGTTGTTATTGAACCACTTGTGAAAATTGAACCAGTTACAACAACTGTATCATTTATTATAGTTTCACTAATTGGATAACTAAGTACTTTTCTGATTTCCCCACCCATACCAGAGTGATTCAAACAATAATAGTATAATGTATCAGGTGTATTAAAGTTTATTGCTATTGTAACTTGTGAACCATTTGTACCAGCAGATATACTACCAGTATCTACACTACCAGTAAATGGAACACCACCAGCGTGTGTACCATTATCAGTTGTTGAAAATCTTATTTCATGTGTAGCGTTTGTAGAATCTGATTGATTGAATGTGTATGTACTACCACTTACCAAATAAAGTAATGGTTGTCTCTTTCCATCTATTTCATATTTGTTACCATCATCAGTTCCAATAACTTTTACAATTTTTTCTAAATTATCAGGTCCCCAAGAAGTTGATGCTGATACTATTAAACTACCACTTGTAGTTATACTATCATCGAACCTACCAGTTGAATTTACTTCAAATCCTCTATTAGGGTCAACCGATGCAGTTACCGAACCACTAACAATTCTAAATGCTTCTTCAGTAATTGCTGATAATGGAATATTGAATAATGATTCACCACTACCACTAAAGATAGATGCTGATACAACTCCACTTACATCGATATCACCATCGATAGATGCAGATGTATTTACAATCAATCCTAAATTTGGAGAAATAGAAGCACTAACTGAACCACTTGATATTCTTGGAGAATCTTCTGAAAGTGCCGATTGTGGGATATTAAATAAGTTTTCACCACTACCACTAAAAGATGAACCCGATGTAAGTGTTACACTTCCACTAATTTGTATAGAACCACTAAATGTTGAACCACTCTCAGTAGATTCTACTACAAATCCAAAATTTGGAGAAACTGATGCCGTTACTGAACCACTTGATATTAATGGTGCATCTTCCGAAAGTGCCGATTGTGGTATGTTAAATAGTTCTGAACCATCACCAACGAATCCACTGGATGATATCTTCGCACTTGCCGTTACATTCCCAAATATTTGAGTTTCACCAAATAATTTTTGAGTATCAGTATTTGAATCATCACCAAATATGTTTGAGCCAGTAGATATTACTATGGATGATGAAATAAAGTTTACAAAAATTTCTTCAGCTGTTATTCTACCACTAACTGATAAATCTCCTTCAATAGAAGATGATGTATTTACTACAAATCCTAAATTAGGTGAAATAGATGCGGTTGCTGAACCACTTGCTATTCGTGTAGCATCTTCAGAAAGTGCTGATTGGGGAATGTTATTAAGTTGTGAACCATCTCCAGCTACAGAACCACTTAATGACCCAGTGAATTCATCAGCTATGATTTTTGGAACATCTAATGATTCTGATATAGAAACACTTCCACTAAATTCTGATTTTATAGAACCAGTTCCAAATACTTTAAATATACCTTCAGTTGAAACGGAAGCACTTACCGAACCAGTTGTAATTAAGTTCGATAATAACGCATCTTCAACTAAAGCTGAACGAGGGATGTTAAATAATCCTTCACCACTACCACTAAAGAATCCACTTCCAGATGGTATTTCAATATCTCCTATAAAGATAGAACCACTTTCATCAGAAGTTACTTTAAATACACTATCTTCAGTTGATGCAGTTACACTACCACTTGCTATAAATACAGCTTCTCTTGTTACTAAAGCTTCAATTGCTTCTTGTGCATCATTAGAAAGTGCTGAGAATGGTATATCAAATAAATCCTCACCACTACCACTATATTTTGAACCACTATTTAATTGAACTGCTCCACTAACAAATACCGAACCACTTAATTCAGTTGTTACTGAACCTGTTGATTGTACTCTAAAGAAACCATCAGTTGAAACCGATGCGGTTACTGAACCAGTAGATATTAAGTTTGAAATAAGTGCATCATCCGTTAATGCAGTTCTTGGTATATTAAATAATTTTTCACCACTACCACTAAAGAATGAACCACTACTTAAAAATACAGAACCTGTAAAAGTAGAACCACTTAATTCTGATTCTACAACTAATCCAAAGTTTGGAGAAACTGATGCGGTTACTGAACCACTTCTAATATTATTTGTAATAAGAGCATCCTCAGTAAGTGCTGAACGAGGTATATCAAATAACTCCGCACCACTACCACTAAATATACTACCGCTACTTAATCTTAAACTACCAGTGAATGTAGAACCACTAGCTTCCGATGTTACAACAAACCCATCTTCATCTGAAACAGATGCAGTTACATTACCAGATTGTATTTTAGTTGATACTTCAACTTCTTCAGCTAATGCTGATAAAGGTATATTAAATAAGTTTTCACCACTACCACTAAAGAATGAACCACTACTTAGAAATACTGAACCAGTAAATGTAGAACCACTATCTAATGAGTTTACTACAAAACCAGTATCAGGTGATACTGAAGCAGTTACTGCTCCACTAATAATTAAATTCGTTTCTAATGCATCTTCAGTAAGTGCTGAACGAGGTATATTGAATAAGTTTTCACCACTACCACTAAATGATGAACCACTATTAAGATTAACATTTCCACTAACTAATAACGAACCACTTAACTCAGTTGTTACTGAACCCGTTCCGAATACTCTGAAGAATCCATCTTGAGAAACGGAAGCCGTTACTGAACCTGTTGTTATTAAGTTTGAAAGTAATGCATCATCGGTTAATGCCGATTTTGGTATATTAAATAAGTTCTCACCACTACCACTAAAAGCAGAACCTGATATTAATTGTACATTTCCACTTACAAATAAAGAACCACTTAATTCAGTTGTTACTGAACCAGTTCCGAATACTTTAAATACACCATCAGGTGATACAGATGCGGTTACTGAACCTGTTGTTATTAAGTTTGAGAGTAGTGCATCATCAGTAAGTGCTGATTTTGGAATGTTGAATAAGTTTTCACCACTACCACTAAATGCTGAACCTGAAGTTAGTTGTACATTCCCACTAACAAATGTAGAACCACTTATAGTAGTATCTCCAAATACATCTAATGAACCAGTTACTTCTACCGAACCTGTAAATTCTTGCTTATCAGTTGATAATTCACCAAATCGGTTTGAACCAGATGAGAATATAATTGAAGATGAAATTATTTCAACAATAAGTTCTCTTGCTACTATTCTATTATCAACAATTAAATCACCAGTAACTCTTACATCACCAGTAACATCCATATCTCCACCAAATGATGATGATACGTTTACTAAAAACCCAGTATTAGGTGAAATTGATGCGGATGCAGAACCTGATATTAATCTTACTGCTTCTGGAAGGTTATTTAATTGAGAACCATCTCCAGCAAATGAACCACTAAAAGAACCAGTAACTTGCTCTAATTGAAGTGTTGTAACAAATAAACGATTACCATCAGCATCGGAAGCAACAAGCGCAATAGACCCAGATGAAAGTGAACCACTCTCAGGAACACCCAAGTTTGGTTCTGCTTCATTTAATCGTAGATATTCGTACCTATCCTCCGAAACATCGGATGGTCTTACTACTTTAACCTTTCCGCTTAATAATTGGCTCATTTATTATTAGTCTTAGTATATAATTATTCGTTTGCACTTTCAAGAATCGATAATATTACAGTTAAATTTGTAGAACCTGATACAATTAATGAAAATTGTTGTTCTAATACTAACTTACCTGCCACAATCGGTGATAATGAATCTCCAGCTGGTATAATTACATTTGTAATTAAATCAACTGGTTCTTGTAAAACTCTCGTTGGAGTTGATATCGTATCGGATATAGCATCCAATAAATCAACTGATGCTGATATTGAACCTGTTTCTGATACAAATGTATTATCTATGGATTGTGTTACCGAATCTTGATATAATCTAGATACAGCCGATGAACCTGTTACCGATTCATTAATAAGTATTTGTTCTACTAATTTAGTGGCATAATCTATTGATTGATATGATGAAGTGAAATAATCATTAGGAATCAAAATTTCCCCATTCTTATTATAATAAGAAAGAGCTGCTTTTTTAGATTGTAATGTCCCTCCTGCTATTAAATCTGCCTCAACACCATCCAAAGCAGTTTTAACATATCCTTCAAAAAAGGAAGATGTAAAACTAAATGGAATTTGTGTTAAATTATTTTGAAAATTAATATACGCAGCAGATTCTTTTTCAATAAAAGTTTGGTTTTTTTCTATAAGTGCAGATGCACTTAAAAAACTACCTGAATTAATTATTGAATCTACTTGAGGTACTGGTAATTCCCTATTACTTGTTATACTAATAGTAACGGGCTCGTTTGCTTCACCCGTATTTGTTATCTGAGCTGATAATAAGATAGTAGAAACTCCTTTTGGAGCTGAATAAACTACATCATCATCACCTGTCAAAGTGGTAAGTACGGATTTAAATGCATTTAGTGGTATTAATTCTTCTGCCATATCCTATATAAATATTTGTTTTCTTTTTTATCCTTAATCTTGCAGTGCTAATGAGAATGGTGTTACAAGTGAGAATAGTGATTTAGAGAATGTTCTACCTTCTAATGTACCAGAAGCTTGTTTAATAACAAGACCCCCACCAATTCTAAAGTCACCAAGTTCGTTACCTGATGTGAAGAATACTCTACCTCCACCTATTTCAGTAATTTCCTTATCAGGATCAGGTACACCATCACCACCTTGGTTAGGAGGTAATGCTTTATAAGTTACCCCAGCACCAGCGTAAGAGAAATCATGCCCAGTTGTAATAATTAAAGAACCAAACTCTTCAACTGGTGCCTGTCTAGCAACAAATTGGAATTGAGTTCTTAAATATCTATTAGTTTCTGCAGTTTCTTTCTTTTGTTCGTTTATAACCACAGCCGCACTTCCGTATATACCATTGTAATACGATTCAGCTGCTCTAATACTTCTTTCGTTACCACCATAAATGATATCAGTTGCGATAGCATCTAAGATGAAACCAGTATCTCTATAACATTTTTCTTCATTGTATATAAAGTTAGGGAAAGCAGCGTTTGTGTACGATATTGCTTTACCTTGTAATACTTTCTTAGCGTTTCTAAGAGCGGTAGCCCCATTATTATTTAAAAATGCTGGGAATACTAATTGTTGTTGTTTGATTATCTTCTCAGCTAACCCTTTAGAGAAATCAATACCATCAGTTGTTTGTGGTTTTTGCTCCGTTGTAGCGATTGAAGGAATGTAGTAGTAGAATGTACCTGCTTGTACTGCTCTTTCATTACCACCATATGTTAAATCAGTTGCTACTGCATCTATGATGTATCCTAAATCTCTACTACAACTAACTTCGTTGTATTCAAACTCACTCCAAGATGAACTTAGATAAGCGATTGTTTCTTTTTGTATAAATGTTGTATTATCTCTTAATAACTGAACACCATTTGTAATTTCAGCCGATGGAGTTGTGTATGGTAGATTCTGAACTACATTTTGTGAAGTTCCATTTGCGAATCTGATTCCATCAACAGTCGGGTCTAATTGATTTTGCTCTGAAGGTGTTCCAGCGTTTGTTGCTCTTGAAGGATATCTCCAATAGTACAATCCTGCATTAATACTTCTTTCATTACCACCATATACTAAATCAGTTACAGCTGCATCTATAATATATCCAGTATCTCTTCTACACTTATCTTCATTATATTTTACATTACTCCAAGAAGATGAGATAAACTCAATTGTTTCGTTTTGTACAAAACTTCTATTGTTTCTTAATAATTCAGCTGATGCAGATACTTCAGCAGATGCGGTAACAAATGTTATGTTTTCTAACACTTTTTCAGCCAATCTTGCTGAGTAATTGATACCATCAATTGTTTGATTCAATTGTCCATTTGGATTACTTTGGAAATTAACAGTTGCATCCGATGGATATAAGTAATAGTACTCACCATTTACTCTACCTCTTTCATTTCCACCATATAAGAAATCAGTTGCTACACCATTTAAGATATAACCAGTATCTCTCTTACATTTATCTTCATTGTAATCAAATGTACTCCAAGAAGAAGAAATATATGATATTACTTCATTTTGGATAAATTCTTTGTTATCTAAAAGAACTTTATTACCAGCTAATCTTTCAGCCGATGCCGTTACGAATATTTCGTTTTGTACTAATTTACTTGCCACATCACCCGCGTACTTAATACCCGTTGTAGTTGGTTCTAATTGAGTTGATGTTGCTGATGAAGGATATTTGTAGTAGTATTCTCCTGCAATTTTACTTCTTTGGTTACCACCATAAAGTAAATCAGTAGATACTGCATCTAAAATATGTCCAACATCTCTCATACAAGTTGATTCTACATAATCAAACCCTTCCCAAGAAGAACTTAGGTAAGAAATTGATTCAGATTGAATAAACTCTCTATTATTTCTAATTAATTCAACTGATGCTGATATTTGAGTTGATGGGAAATCAAATGTTACACCTTTAACGATTTGTTCAGTTAATTGTGCTGCGTAATTGATACCATCAATAGTTTGTTGAGCTTGAGAACCAGTTCCATTAGCTTCAGATGGGAATTGGTAATAGAATCTAGCATTTACCGAAGATGCTGATACAATTCCGTATCTTAAATCTTCTGCTACACCATTTACTATAAATCCAACATCTCTTCTACACTTAACATCATCATAATCAAATCCTACCCAAGAAGAAGAAATATATTCCACAACTTCATTTTGTATAAATGTTACACTTTCAGTAATCAATCCATAAGTAGTTAGGATATCTGAATCAGTAGAAACTGCCCCATAATTAGATGAAGTTGGTGTTGAACCTGTTCCATTTGAGATTGCATCTGATACAATTGCGAATGAAGATGAAATTGTGTTAAGAATTGTAATATCAGTTATATCACCTCCAGTTGCTGGTGAGAATGAAGTTACTTTAATTCCATTATCGGTATTCAAACTTCCAGTTGGAATAAATAATGTTTCTTTGTTAACTAATTTTTGAATTAAATCTTTAGTATAGATTAATGCATCAGTTGTTTCATCTAATTGGTTATCAGTTGCTTCAGATGGGAATCTATAATAGAATTCACCAGCGGTTAATGCTCTTTGGTTTCCACCATATCTTAAATCAGTAGCAACAGCATCAATAATAAATCCAGTATCTCTACTACAACTTAATTCATTGTATTCAAAGTTTGGATATTTAGCGTTTACGAATGCTACAGTTTCAGCTTGTAAGAATTCTCTATTTTCTCTGATTGTATCATAAACATAATCAACTTCATTTGATGCAGTTTGGAATATTGCTCCACTTACAATTTCTGATACAAATCCTTGTACGAAATCTACTGCAGTTACAGTTGGGTCTTTTTGTTTATTCTCATTTGGTACACCACCAATTATTGCTGCTGATGGATATCTATAATAGTAATCTCCAGCATTTACACTTCTTTCATTTCCACCATAAAGAAGGTCAGTTGATACTGCATCTATAATATGAGTAATATCTCTTTTACAAGTTATTTCATTATAAGTAAATCCATCCCAAGAAGATGATAAGAATTCAATTGTTTCATTTTCAATAAATTCTCTATTGTTTCTAATTAACTCATAAGAACCACTAACTAATGCGGATGCAGTCTGGAATGTGTATCCTCTTACTATACTTTCTGCTAATCTACCAGCGTAGTTAATACCATCTAATGTTTGTTGTAATTGTGCACCCTGTGCTTTAGATGGGAAATCATAGTAGAACTTACCATTGAATATAGATGAAGAGTTTGCGTTATACAACATATCTTCAGCTGCTCCACTTATAATTGCCCCAATATCTCTACTACAACTCGTTTCATTGTAAGATGCAGTTGACCAAGAAGATGATAAGTAAGCGATACTTTCACTTTGAATAAATTCAATGTTATCTTTTAGTAAGTTGTAAGCTGCTAATGTTTTTGGTGAATCGGATGGTGTTCCATACTCAACAACAGTTGGTAATGAACCAGTTCCATTTTCAACAATTGTAGTTACAATTGCGATTGATGATGAAATCAATCTTTGTTGTAATCTATCTCCAAATGATTCTGATGTTATTTGAACTGCATCAGTAACTTTAATTAAGTTATTTTTATCAGAGTTATTCTTAACAACAGTTGGTTTAACAGAAGTACCATTTTGTAATATATCTTCAATTATACCAATTGATGATTTTACTTTGTTAACTTCAGTTATAGAACCAACAATAGAAGAAGTAAATTGATTTGTATTAGTTACTTTAATATTGCTTTCAGTATTATTTACAATCGCTGGTAAAACACTTATTGAATTTTTATCAGTTCTAACAAATTTATGAACTGATTGAGGTAAGTGTTTAACCGCTGCTTTAGATGCAGATACAAATGTGTGTACCGATTGAGGTTCATGCTTAACAGCGTTTGCTGAAGCTGATACAAATGTATGTAACGAACCAGAAGCACTTCCAGCATTTCCTACATTAATTGTAAATGTACCAGTTTGTCTTTCAATACTATTTTGTTCTGCTGATACGAATGTGTGTTCACCAACATAAGATGAAGCACCAATATTAATTTTAAATGTATTTGTAGTTACATCAGAAATTGGTAACCATCTTCCAGATGGATAATCATAGTTAGGTCTTGGATAAGATTTTTTAACTTTATTTCCATCCAATATACAAGTATAAGATAATCCGTTATCAGAAATCTTAATATAATCACCATTAGTAAAATTATGATTAGCTATTGTAATAATAACATCACCAGTTAATGAGTTATATGGAGCATCGGTTGGTGTATGTTGAGTTTTACCAACTGAAGTAATTACTATTGATTGTTCTGCATATGGGTCTGAACCTAATCGTGGATAAGAATGGGTTGTAGCATCTGAATCTTGGTCACAAGTAAATGCAAATGATTCATTTTCCAATACCACACTTCTACCAACTCCTAAACCAAATGATTCAGAAACAGTTAAAGTCATATCACCACTTAATGCGTTATAAGATGCAGATACAGGTGTAAAGTATTTATTCGGACCCGATACTCCTACATTTACAGTCATTGTAGTATCAGTTACCGAAGTAAGTTTCATTGAACGACCAGCGTAAGGGTCTATTCCTAATCTCGGATATGATTTAGTAGATTGGTCATTATCCATATCACAAGTAAATGCAAATGAACCAGTATCTAATACGATACCCTCCCCAACACTTAATGTGTGAGTTCCAGTTGTGATTACGAAATCACCAGTTGCTGGGTTATAAGTTGCGTTAGATGGAGTCCATTCAACATTAGGACCCGATGCTCCTACATTTACAGTTATAGTATCATCAGTTTTTGATATTATCTCTAATTTATTAGTATAAGCAGGTTGGCCAACTGATGGGAGTTTATGTTCAGTTTTATTTCCATCCATATCACAAGTGAATACGAATGATTCAGGTCTTATATAAATTTCTTCTCCAACATCTAAGGTATGATTTGGAATAGTAACTATAAAGTTTCCGTTAAGAGGATTATAAGCCGCAGTTGTTGGTGTAAATGTACCAACACCATTTTCAATGATATTGATAATTTGACCAAATGAAGAACTTACAATACCAAATTCAGTATCAGTTACAAAAGTACCACTAGCAGTTACATAAGAACCAGTTGTTAGTTGTTGTGGAGCATCCAATGTATCATCAAACCATTTAGCTAATGCGAAAGGAATATCATCGGTTCCTAATCTGATAATATCATTAATAAATCCTACACTTCTAGTTACATAAGCTGATTCAACTCCACTACCACTTAAAGAAGAAGTAAATTGAGTTGTATCATTAATTTTAATTAACCCTTCAATGTTTTCAGTTAATATAGGTAATGTACTTACTGAATCTCTATCAGTTCTAATAAATGTATGAGCTGATTGAGGTAAATGTTTTAATGCCCCATTCGAAGCTGATACGAAAGTATGAACTGATTGAGGTTCATGCTTAACTGCTCTATTAGATGCAGATACAAATGTATGAATTGAACCACTTGCACTTCCACCATCACCAACATTAATTGTAAATGTTCCATCTTGTCTCTTCAATCCATTAGTAGTTGCTGATACAAATGTATGTGAACCTACATATGGTGAAGAACCTATATTGATATCGAATGTGTTAGTTGTTACATTAGAAATTTCTAACCATCTTCCACTTGGATAATCGTAATTAGGTCTTGGGTAAGATTTTGTAGTTGTATTATTATCTAATACACAAGTATAAGTTAGAGAGTTATCATCTAATTTGATGTAATCTCCATTATTGAAATTGTGATTAGCTATTGTAATAGTTACATCACCAGTTGCCGAATCATATGGTGCATCAGTTACACTATGAGAAGTTGTACCAACTGAAGTAATTTTTATTGATTGTTCTGCGTATGGGTCTGAACCACTTCTTGGGTAAGAGTGAGTAGTTGCGTTACTATCCATATCACAAGTAAATGCGATAGATTCGTTTTCTAACACTACACTTCTACCAACACCCAATCCGAATGATTCAGAAACAGTAAGAGTCATATCTCCACTTAGAGCGTTGTATGAAGCAGATACAGGTGTGAAATATTTATTCGGACCTGATGCCCCTACATTAAATGTCATTGTAGTATCAGTTACATCCGTAAGAGGAAGTGAACGTACTGAATATGGGTCGATTCCTACTCTTGGATATGATTTAACTGATTGGTCATTATCCATATCACAAGTAAATGCGAATGATTCAGCTGACATTACCACACCCTCTCCAACACTTAAACTATGACTTGCCACAGTTACAACAAATTCCCCAGTTGCTGGGTCATATGATGCAGTTGTTGGATTGTATTCTACATTTGGACCTGATTTACCAACATTTACAGTTATAGTATCTGATGTTGTTGATTTAATTGTTAATCTATTATCGTAAGCAGGTTGTCCAATTGATGGAAGTTTGTGCTCAGTTCTATTACCATCCATATCACAAGTGAATACAAATGATTCAGGTTTCAGATAGATACTATCACCACTATATAAATTATGCTTAGGTACAGTCATTACAAAATCACCATTTGCAGGGTCATAAGTTGCTGTTTTAGGTGTGAATGATTCAATACCTGTTTTTATAATTCCAGTTACAATATCATATGATTCACTAACTTCAGTTTGATATGAACCACTTAATGCGATTGAAGATGTTACAGCTTCAAAAGATGTTACTTTGATATTTCCATCGGTATTAGATACCGTTGATGGAGATAATAATGTTTGTTGTGTAATTATATCTCTAAGTAAATTCTTAGCGTACATAATTCCATCAATAGTTTCATCTTTTTGTACAGTAGTTGCTTCAGATGGGAATAGGTAGTAGAATTCTCCACCTTTAATACTTCTTTGATTACCACCCCATAAGAAATCAGTTGCAACACCATCTAAGATATGTCCAACATCTCTTCTACATTTTTCTCTATTGTATGTAAAGAATGGATATGCATAATCAATATATTCAGTTACTTCTTTTTGAATTAAAGTTCTATTATCTCTAATTGTATTCCAAATACTTAATTTAGTTGCTGAAGGTTGTACTAATACAACATTCTGAATAAGTTTTTGAACTAAGTTAGCTGCATGTACGATACCATCGATTGTTTGTGTTTTTTGAACACTTGTTGCTTCTGATGGATATAAGTAATAGTACTCACCAGCGATAACACTTCTTTCATTTCCTCCATATCTCAAGTCAGTTGAAACTGCATCTAAGATATGTCCAACATCTCTACTACATTTAGCTTCATCATAATCGAATCCAACCCAAGAAGATGAGATGTAAGCAATTACTTCAGCTTGAACTAATTCTCTATTTTGTTCTATTGTTTGATATAATCCTTCTCTCTCTACTGATGGATTTACTAAAATAGTGTTACTCATTACCTTATCAGATAATCTTTGAGCATGAACTATACCATCAACAGTTTGGTCTAATTGTGAACCTTGTGCTTGTGATGGATATTTGTAGTAGAAATCACCAGCGATTATACTTCTTTCATTTCCACCATATAGTAAATCAGTAATAGCTGCATCTATGATGTATCCAGTATCTCTCTTACATTTAACATCATCGTAATCAGCTGCGTTCCAAGAAGATGAAACATATTCGATTACTTCATTTTGAATTAAATCTCTATTTTCTAATACTAAGTTATAAGCATTTACTTTTTCAGAAGTTGGTGGTGTAAATACTGCTCCACTAACTACTTTTTGTGCAACTTCACCAGCATATTCAATACCATCTAAAGTTGGGAACAATTGAGAACCAGTTGCTTCTGAAGGATACTTCCAATAGAATACACCTGCGTTAATTGTTCTTTCGTTACCACCATAAACAATATCAGTAATTGATGCATCTAAGATGTGTACAATATCTCTTTTACAAGTTTCTTCTGGATAATCAAAATCACTCCAAGAAGCTGATAGGAATGCTATTCCCTCTTCTTTAATAAACTCTTTATTATTGTTTATAATTGTTTGTGTATCCAATCTATCTTGAACTGGATTTGAGAATGTTACATTTGATGCCACTTTTTGTGCTACTCTACTTGCGTATCTAATTCCATCCAACGTTTGGTTCAATTGTGAACCTTGTGCTTGAGATGGATATTCTAAGTAGAACTTACCATTAAATACAGATGCTGAGTAAACATTGTGAATTAAATCTTCAGCTGCACCACTAACAATACCAGCAATATCTCTACTACAACTTGTTTCGTTGTAATCAGCTGCTGACCAAGAAGATGATAAATAAGCGATTGTTTCTTCTTTTATGAAATCAATATTTGATTTTAATAAGTTATAAGCCGCAACAGTTGATGATGCGGTTACTTCACTTCCATATAATGATGATGATTCATAAGAACCACTACCAAATTCTATAATTCTAGTTACAATCTCAAATGATTCTGAGATGAAAGAAATATCTGCAGCTGATGCTGAAATAGATGATGTAGTAAACTGAGTTTCCGTTGTTACTGCTATTGCTTCTTCAGTATTTTCTACTTTTGGTGGAATCACAGTTACTGAATCATCAATAGTTCTAACAAAAGTATGAACTGATTGTGGTAAATGTTTAACTGCTTCTCTAGATGCTGATACAAATGTGTGAAGTGATTGTGGTTCATGTTTAACTGCATTTGTTGATGCAGATACAAAAGTATGTATTGAACCAGACGCACTTCCACCATCACCTACATTAATTGTAAATGTACCATCTTGTCTTTTTATTCCATTAGTTGTAGCAGATACAAATGTATGTGCTCCAGTGTAAGAAGATGAACCTATATTAATTTCAAATGTATTAGTTGTTACATTTGAAATTTGTAACCATCTTCCAGATGGATAATCTATTCCAGTTCTTGGATAAGATTTCTGAGTTGTGTTCCCATCTAAAACACAAGTATAAGTTAATGCACCATCATCAACTTTTATATAATCATTATTAGAGAATCCGTGATTAGCGATTGTGAGTGTTACGATACCAGTTGTTGGATTGTATGGTGCATTTGTTGGAGTATGTGATGTAGTTCCAACTGAAATAATTTTTATTGATTGTTCTGCATATGGGTCTGAACCACTTCTTGGATAAGAGTGAGTTGTAGAATCACCATCTTGGTCACAAGTGAACGCAAATGATTCATTTTCTAATACTACACTTCTACTTACACCCAATCCATGTTGACCTACTGTCAATACCATTTCTCCAGTCAATGCATTATAATTAACATCTGATGGAGTAAAGTATTTGTTCGGGCCTGAGATACCAACATTTACAGTCATTGTAGTATCGGTAACATCAGTTATAATCATTGAACGACCAGCGTAAGGGTCTATACCCAATCGAGGGTAAGATTTAACTGATTGGTCATCATCCATATCACAAGTGAATGCAAATGATTCAATATCTAATATAATTCCTTCACCAACACTTAAATTATGAGTACCAGTTGTGATTACAAAATCACCAGTAGCAGGGTCATAAGTTGCGTTAGTAGGATTAAAATGTAAATTTGGACCTGATTTACCAACGTTTACAGTTACAGTATTATCGGTTACCGATTTAATTCTTAATTTACTATTGTAAGCAGGTTGTCCAACTGAAGGTAATTTGTGTTCAGTTTTGTTATCATCCATTTCACAAGTGAATACAAATGATTCTGGTTTTAGATAAATACTATCTGCTTTTCTAAATTTGTGATTTGGAATAGTCATTACAAAATCACCATCGGCAGGGTCATAAGTTGCTGTTGATGGAGTAGAACCAGTTCCAAATTCTATAATATCTAATACAGTTTCAAATGAAGATGATAATTTAGATATAAGATTTCCAGAACCACTTAATGAAGAAGTGAATTGAGTTGCATCACTTCTTTTGACTAAACCTTCAATGTTTTTAGTTAGAATTGGTAAAGTACTTACCGAATCCTCATTTACTCTTACAAATGTATGAGTTGATTGAGGTAAGTGTTTAATGGCTCCATTTGAAGAAGATACATAAGTATGAACTGATTGTGGTTCATGCTTCACAGCGTTTGATGAAGCTGATACAAATGTATGTAAAGAGTTTGATGCCGTTCCACCATCTCCTACATTAATTGTAAATGTACCAGTTTGCCTTCTTATACCACCAGTAGTTGCTGATACAAATGTATGTGCTGATTTATATGATGATGCTCCAATGTTAATATCAAAAGTATCAGTTGTTACATTTGAAATTTCTAACCATCTTCCACTTGGATAATCATATCCAGCTCTTGGATAAGATTTTTGAACAGTGTTTCCATCCAATACACAAGTATAGATTAAAGCTCCATCATCAACCTTAACATAATCTCCATTACTAAATCCATGTCCAGCAATAGTTAAAGTTACAATTCCAGTAGATGCGTTATAAGGAGCATCCGTTGGTGTGTGTTGAGTATTTCCAACTGATTTTATTTCTATTGATTTACCAGCATATGGGTCAGAACCTGGTCTTGGATATGAATGTATTGTAGCATCTGAATCTTGGTCACAAGTAAATGCGAATGATTCATCTTCCAATACTACACTTCTTCCAACTCCTAAACCATGTTGTCCAACAGTTACAATCATATCACCAGTCAATGCATTATAAGATGCAGATGTTGGAGTAAAGTATTTATTTGGACCCGATGCTCCTACATTAAATGTTAACGTAGTATCAGTTACAGAAGTAATTGGAATAGAACGAACTGCAAATGGGTCAATACCTACTCTTGGATAAGATTTAACCGATTGGTCATTATCCATATCACAAGTGAAAGCAAATGATTCTGGTGAAAGTATTATACCTTCTCCAACACTTAAACTATGCTTTCCAACAGTTGCAACGAAATCACCAGTTGATGGGTCATAAGATGCAGTTGTTGTGTTAAAGTTTATATTAGGACCGGATTTACCAACGTTTACACTTATGGTATTATCGGTTATTGAATTTATAGTTAATTGTTTATTATATGCGGGTTGTCCAACTGAAGGTAATTTGTGTTCAGTTCTATTTCCATCCATATCACAAGTGAATACGAATGATTCTGGCTTTAGGTAAATTCTATCACCAACATCTAAACCATGTTGAGAAATAGTCATTACAAACTCACCATCAGCTGGATTGTATGTTGCTGAAGTTGGTGTGAAAGAATCAACTCCACTTTTTAGAATACCAACTATTGTACTGAATCCTCCACTTACAATATTTCTATCAGAAACACTAGCATCCAATGATGAAGTGTATTGAGAATCAGTTGTTATTTTTATATTATCTTTAGTATTTACTACTTTTTCAAATTCACCTCTAGTTGGAACATAAACATATTCCTGTTCAGATGATAATGGTAAACTATCTACAATGTTTATTACACCACTAGCTGAAACATTTGTTGGATTCACATAATAAAGTGTATCAGGTGTATCTGCTAAAGGAGTAAATGTTATCGTACCAAATGTAATACCATTATTTATTAAACCAATACTTTCATATACATCATATGTAGTACCAGCAGTTGGTTTTGTTTTAATTAAGAATGGTGCATTAATTGTAGTATCTTCAAAACCTAAATCATTGATTGAGAAGTTATACATTTCATTTCTAACCAATGTTAAAGTTGGGTCTTTTTTAGAACCTAAGAAAGAACCAGTATCTTCACCACCTAATCTCCATCCTTCTCTACCATCAAAATATTTTAATTGGTCATCATTAATATAGAATGCAGTTGAATCATTTGGTAAAGTAATAACTTCGAAATAAGATGAAGAATTAGCTGAACCTGAGATTTCTTTACTTCCACTAATTCCATACTCAACAATATCGATTACAGTTCTAAATGATTCTGAAATCTCTGAAGCGATTGTGATTGATGCCGATATAGAAGATGTGTATTGTGAGTTATTAGTAAATTTAATATTATCATTTACATTTGATACAGCAACTATATCGTTTGGAAGTTTAGTTCCAATAGTTGTTGTTATTAAATTATCACCATAAGAATCTTTAGGAATACCAACTTGTGATATTGGTAATCCATTTGAAGCAGAACCAATTGTTTTATCAGTAGTTATAGAACTACCACTTTCAATAATTTTTGTTACTATTTCAAATGATGATGAAATAGATTGAACTTGAGCAGAACTTGCGGATATAGAGGATGTTATTAATGTAGTATTACTAACTAATTTAGGTTCATCCAATCTCCAATTAAAGTTTGGTGTGTTTCCAGCTATCGCAGATAATAATGAATCCTCACCCTGCTTTATAATATCTTCAACTATTCCAAAAGAAGAACTTACTTTAACTCTTTCAGTTTCACTACCAGAAATAGAAGATGATACATATTGTAATATATTACCTGCTCTTACTCTAGCATATGTGTTATTAATAACTTGAGGTGATTCAACTATTTCATTAACAATTACTTTATCAATAAATGATTTAGCATAAGATATACCATCAACAGTTTCATTTAATTGGTCTCCATTTACTTTAGAAGGAACTTCGTTATAATATAAACCAGCTCTAACTGATTTTTGGTTACCACCATAATATAAATCAGTTGCAACTGCATCTACAATATATCCAGTATCTCTTTTACATTTATCTCTTAGGTAAACTAAGTTAGGAAACTGAGTATCAATGAAGTTTACAGTTTCTTCTTGAATCAAACTTCTATTTTCAACAATTAAATCGTATGTTGATTGTATGATTGCTGATGCCGTTACAAATGTATCTTTAACAACTAATTTTTTAGATAAATCCCTTGCCCACTCTATACCATCTAATGTTGGTAATAGTTGTGTTGTTGTAGCAGTAGATGGATATAAGTAATAGAACTCACCAGCTATTCTACTTCGTTCATTACCACCATATCTTAAATCAGTTGCAACTGCGTTAATAACGTGTCCAACATCTCTTTTACATTTTACCTCATCATATTCAAATCCTCTCCAAGAAGATGATACAAATGAAATAACTTCGTTTTGTATAAATGATTTATTATTTACTAATAAGTCATATCCATTTTCTACATTGATAGATGGTTCTACATAAGTAATATCTCCTACTAAACTTTCAGCAAGTCCACCAGCATATCTAATAGCATCTAATGTTTCTTGTTTTTGTGAAGCTGTTGCTTCTGAAGGATATAGGTAATAGAAATTACCATTTAATACTGATTCTTCGTTACCACCATATAATAAATCATGTGCCGCTCCATTTACAATAAATCCAATATCTCTTTTACAAGTTTCTTCATTGTAATCGGATTCACTCCAAGAAGATGATAAGTAAGCAATTGTTTCATTTTGTATAAATGATAAGTTACCAATTAAAGTATCATATCCATTTTGATAATCAATTGATGGATTTTCAAATGAAGAACTTTGAACAATAGCAGGTGCGTAATCTGAACCTAATTCTAATATTCTGAAAACAGTTGCGAATGAAGAAGATACTTTGTTAGCAACTTCTGCACTTGATGAGATATCAGTATTATATTGAGGTGTTTCGGTTACCTTTATATTTGCAGCATTTGATGATGTAAGAGCAGGTAATGGATAATCTTCATTATTTAAACCATACTCTACTATCTGAAGTATTGTGTTAAAGTTTCTATTTATTGTATCTACTTCAGTTTGTGAGGTTGTATCTGAACCAGTATATGGATTATTACTTCCAACTTTAACCAACCCTTCAATATTATCCACTAAAGTATAACTAGCGGTTGCTCTTGCACCTAAAGATAATACTTGTTTAACTTTATCAAACCTATCATCAATTATATTTAATTCAGTTGATGTTGCTGATGTTGAACCTGTTGTTTGTGTTCCATTGGATATATTCCAAACTGAACCTGTGTTGTATCCTCTTGTTGCTGATTTAGCTAATAAAGATGGTATATTATTTATACCACTTGATACGATATTTGAAACCAATCTATATTCAGATTTAGCTTGTTCTGCAACAACATCCGAAGAATTGTTACTACTAAATTGTTGTAATTCATCAGTTACTTTAATACCTGCATTTGTATTTGGTACAAATTCAGGAATTGCAGTTAAACCATCTTCAATTGTATCAATAATAATTGTATAGTTATCTCTTACTCTATTGAATGCTTCTAAGTTACCACCACTACCAGTAATAAACCTAGAACCACTAGCATACATACCAAAATCACCAAACGATGTGTTTGAGTTTAGAAGTACTGCTTGTCCACCTTGTAGTACCTTTACTGAGTATGCTGAGAAGTTTGTAAAGAAGGATACCAACTGAATAAATCCTCTACCTACAACTTGACAACCAACTCCGTTTGGAGCAATCTGAGTATATGCATCCAATACCATTGAAGCAAGAGGTGAATCAGGATGAATTATATTTCCATCTACATTCAATCCACCACCACCAGCAGGAATTGCTTCGTACTTCTCTAAGAATGAGTTCTCCTGATTCGAAATCATCGAACAGTTCTGAACATAAGGAGATGTTGTAATAAATGAGTTTGGTGCGAATGCAATTGCGAAACCACTTCGAGAGTTATCTACTGATGGAAATACTCTTAATCCAGCAAATGTCATCTCTGAAAGATAACAACCACTATTTACCCAAAATAAATCTTCGTTTTCGTTTTTAGCTACAATCTTAGTTACCCTTAAACCAGCTCCCCAAACAGTTGTGTTTTTTGGAAGCTCGATTGGATTTTCTTCTAAGTAAGTACCAGCAGAAACTTCAATTCGGAAACCAGTAAATAAAGAACCAGTTGGTAAACCAAATCTACCATCATCTCCAGAAGTTGCTAATTCAGCAGCTCTCTTAACTGTTCTAACTGGGAATTGTTGTGTTCTACCATCATTTTTATCATTACCAGATGTTGAGGATACATAAATAGTAGCATCCATTGCTCCAAAATCTTCGGCTTTGATTCCACCAAATAATTGTGTATCTAATGATTCTAATGAAAAAGATGCAGTAGCATTTAAAGCTTGGTCACCAATTACGTTAAGAGGACCATCAATAGTAAGAGAACCAGTAAGTTCTACTGAACCAGTTATGGTAGATTTAATATCTGGGTCTGAGCCCATATTGAAACTCTCAGATACTAATAATGAACCAGAAATAGTTACATTCTGTGCGAATGAAGTATCTCTGATAAAATCTTTTATCTCCTCAACCTGCTTTCTTGATATTAATCTAGCCATTAGTTTATTCTATTTCTACTATTTTACCTTTAATTGTAAATGCATTTGTTGGTACTTCCAATGGTACTCTTGTGATATCTTCATTGAATATCATTCTAATTTCTTTCGAACCACTAGCGTATTGACCTGATAATAATTCAGTTCCCCCACCATCGTATAACTTTACATCATATTTAGTTCTATCTTGTTTTACTCCATAAAGAAATACATCTAAATAATCATATGCATTATCTACCTGTAAATCTTCATATGTAAATCTATATCCTTCTATATCTACTCTATCTAATAAATCACCATCATTATTACCATCTTTAGAACCTAAAAATAAAGTAAATAATTTTTGAGTATTGGAATCCAAAGATGATGATGTTGGAGTAAATTCGTTGATAAAAGTATCTTCGATTACTTCTAATACAAAATTTTTAAAAGATTGTCTATCTCTCTTTTTTACTGTATTACCTGCGTATATGTTTGGAACCTTTCTACTCATTAGTTAACTCGTTCAATATCACCTTTTATAAATATCCTATCATCAGTAGAGAAAGACCAAGGGTCTCCATTTCTATCTTCCAATGGGAAGTTTTCTTTTTTCATCTTCACATAAAAATCATTTCCAACTTGCTCGTAAACATAATCTTGACTTCTAACGAATAGTTCACCTTGAGAATCATCTGTTAATAAATACATAAAAACATCAAATCTTGCATGCGGTTTTCTTTTATCTTTAAGTCTTGAATCTAAAGTTTTAATTCTCATATTCTCAACTTTAAAAATCCAATAAAGTGGATGATAGAATTCATATCTATCACCATTTGGTTTATCGGATGGAACACCTTGAAATGTATTTGGTGCATTTACCTCTTTCATTATATTTTTTAAAGTAAAGATGTTCATAATTCAATAAATTTACCAGTTACCGATACTTCATCTTCAGTATCTAAAACATTAGTTAAAGGTCCTTCAGATTCAAATGCCTGAGTATTATCTAATTTAAATAATATTCTATTTTGAGTTCCATTGAATGTATATGTATATCCGTTTGGTGTTATAAACACTCCATTTATATAGATTCTAAACCAACCTTTAGTATCAAACGTACCCCTAAGTTCTTGTGGTAAGATAGGTAATTCTACATTATCTAAATAAAAATAAGAGAATTTATTTGTTACCCCATCTGCCGTTTCATCTGGGTATAAACTCTTATTGATATTTGCATCTTTGGAACCTCTAATTGCTACAAAATCTATAACGTTCTGATACTCATTATAAATATTAGGATTTGAGAATCTCATACCTGTTAAGTCAGTTTCTATACCCCATACAACTTTCTTCGGAGTGAATGATTTTTTAACAGTTGGTTTCTCATCATATGTTTCAGGAAGTAGGTAAGCGTTCACTACCATAGTGAAAGAAGTTCTAATGATTCTTTCTGAACCTTCTCCTACTTCTTGTTGATTATCAAACGAATCAATACGAGTTCTAAATTTGTACCCATCTTCATTTCCCCAATACCTATCAGTTGCATATTGAAATGCTTCAACTATGGTATTCATATGTTCGGTAAATGATGTCCAAATCATTACCTCATAAGTTACAGTTACATAATCAGGTACTGAAACTTCATATTGTTCAAATGCTTTTTGTGCATTAGGTTGTAGTGAGAATCTTTCGTATCTATTTTGTTTAGAATATTTTCTATAAGCTGGTAAAGTATTTACATCCTTAAATTGTGCTAAGTTTGTATCTCTTTCGATAGAGTTTCTTTTGAACATTACTAAAGGAATTTGAATCTTACCTCTTTGGTCTCTCAGATATCCTTTTGCTCTAGCGTTATTCCATCGTTCAGCATTACCATATAATAAAGGAACTTTAACTTGATTACCATGCTCTTCAACATCAGGTATCACAGTATCCACCATATACTCAGCAATAGTAGTATCTACATCTAAAAGTTTAACACCCTTAGTGTACTCCTTATCTATACCTCTTTGTAATGCTCTATTTGTTTCTTTCTTATTCATTAAATAACTCTCATTTCAGTTTGAATAGAACTTCTTCTAGTCATAAATGTTGATGCAATGATTGAGAATTTCTCCCCACTCTGTCCACCAATTAATTGGTCCTCTCTTACATTATCAATTTCAAAGTATGCATCGTTATGCATTATAATATCTCCAATCTCTGGATAGAATCCTTTTCCTTTTAGAGTAACTCTATTAAATCTAAATTCTACGTTTTGTCCACTATCAGCACCAAATCCTTCATATGAAACCGAAGAATCATCTCTTTCAATTACCGCAGTACATTCAGTACCTTGATAATAAGATTTGTTTATGGATTCACCATAAAGGTTTGTTGAGATATCTTCAATAGAGAGCTTGAAAAGTACTACTGTAGTTTCAATTACAGCATCTACCAATTCCTTTGAAATAGATTCAAAGAATCTTATGTCTCTATTTAATGCAAATCTTGGCATTTTATCCGGTGTATATCGTTAGTGGAACTTTTCGTAACATTTCTTGCTGATAATTAGATTCGTTATTTCTAATTTCAAACTGATTTTTTCTACTTAACTCTTCTAAGTTTTCTCTGAGTTGTTCAATCAAAGCATCTTTTTCAGTTTGAGCCTCAGCTCGTAATGCTGCTCCATCCAACGATATTTCGGAACCAGGAATAGGTACTGAACTATATTTTTCTCTGATTGCTCCTAATAGTTCTTTAGCAAGAGCAAGTGTGTATTTTCTAATCCATTGTTTACCCACATCATTTATAGATGTATATGGGATAAAATCATAACCAACATTTGAGTAATCTGATACTACATCCACAGTTACATTTGTTGAGTTTTGAATAAATTCATTTCTAACAAAATATTCGAACCATAATTTACCCCCAGTTGTTGGTATTGGGAAAATTTGTAATTTATTATTTACGATATTAAAAGAGTGTGCCGATTTTCTAATAGTATCATTGAATTCAATTGCCTGTATTCTTAATACATCTTCAAATATTGGCATCAATACAAATTGTGCAGCTGGTGAGAATGAACCAAATCAAAACTCATCAATTAAATTAAGAGTTCCTTGTCCACTTACTGAGTAAGGGTCAAAGAATCTATTTACTGCTGGAGTTGCTTCATGGAATACTGTTGTTACATCGATTCGGTTAGCACTTTCACTTACATTAGCGAAAAGAACATCCAAATCATAGTTTTGCTGCCCAGCTACTAAATCAATAGAACCAGTTTTAATATCGGTGTTACCACCTACACCAGCTAAAGTACCATAGGCATCAGAAATTGCTACCAAATCAGGTAGATTTGAACCTTGAACTAATTTTCCACTGTAATTTGAACCTGTTGGATTTCCTTTTAATGTATCTAAGTTATTTCTAATGTTAAACTGATTTACTTGCGAAGCATATTCTGAGGTAGCTTCTTCAAAACAAGCAAATAAACTTTCATCAACCAATTCTACATTTTGAATGGGGTATCCTAATCGTTTTGCACACCAATTAGCCACTTTTGGCGCATCTACTACGAATAATGCATCCGAATCAAAAGTTCCAAATGGAGTATCCCCTGCTGAGAATGATGATGAACCTGGGTATATGTATTCTACTGCCATAAATTATTCCTCTCTTTAGTATCGTATCTATAAATATAAAGAAATATAAGAATAGTGTTTTTAGAAAGGACATAAAAAAAGAGGGAACTTTCGTTCCCTCTTAATTTATTTAATCTGAACTACGTTCCGATTAGATAGACTGTAAGTCTTTGATAAGAACTTTACCATAGTACTCAGGTCTAACCATCTTCTTAGCGTATCTCGTCATAACTCCTCTTCTTGGAGTGAAGTTATTCGGGTCATACACTAATGGAGTCATAATTAATGGTACATAAGGTGCGTAAACTGCTCCTGTTTCTAGGAAGTTTGAACCTCTAAATCCTAACAAGATTTCATTTGAAGTCATGTAAGGGTTTTTGTACACAGTGTATCTATTAGCAAGTGAACCAACATTTGTTACACCAGCAGCGAAAGATGAAGCATCTTTGTCAGCTGAGATAGAGAATGCAGGAATCGATTCTAAAATAGTACATACATCAGGAGAAGCAACAACGAAGTTAGCTCCACCTCTTAAAGTCAATTGGTGAATCTTATTAGATACTTTGTTTAATTTAGTACCTAAAGTTTGGAACCAAGTGTTCTTTTGGTACGCAAGAGCTGAATTACCAGCAGACCAAGATGAACCATCAAATTCCTCACCGATTGTAGCTGACCAGTACTCAGTAGTCAATGCGTTAGACTTTAACATATCTAAGATTTCTAAGTCAATCTCTAATGAGATGTAATCAGATAACATAGAAGTTAATTCAGCTTCAGCATCGATTGAGTGGTAAGCGTTTAAATCCTGCGCTAATTCAGGAGTCCATACAGCCTTTAGTTTTCTAGTCTTAGCAACGATTGCTTCAGACTTTAATTCTAAATCAACTTCAGGAATATCCAAGTTAGTTACAGAACCATCAGTATCTTCAAAATCACCTCTGTTATAATCAGCAGGGATTACTGAATGAGCTACAGCGATTACAGCTGAACCTCTAGCAGCAGTTGTGTTAACAAATAAAATAATATTAGCACCATCCACTTTAGCGAATTGTCCGTATGTTTCACCTGTTACAGCAGCACCTGTTACGATAATAGATGATAATGCATCTACATCAAGAGTATCAGCGATATCACTCTTAGCGATTGTAATTTTCTGGATATCACCAGCTTCAATAGAAGCAGATAATGCACCATCATATCCTACATCAGCATGTGAAGCAGAAGCGAAAGCAGAATCACTAGCAGCAACGTCAGTTGAAGCTTCGTTTACAGAGTATCCGAATGCACCAGCACCGTATAATCCATTCTCAGCTGATTTAGTTTGACCAAATCCAGCACCTACATTAGCACCACCTGCACCACCGAATAAAGAACCAGCAGCACCAGTACTTCTTCCTGCGTTAGCAGTTCCATATTTGAAATCTAGATAGAATACAAGTCCTGAAGGTAAGTTCATTGGTTGTACACTAACGAATTCTTTAGAAGCAATCTCACCAAAGATTCTTCTTACTAAAGGTAGAGCAACACCGCTCCACTCTTCACTATTTGCAGCAGTTCCAGTAGAACTTGCCTCATCAAGCAATTGTTTTGCTTGGTTTTCTAAAAGAACAGACATTGCGCCTTGCTCTTTTGCGTTTAAACCTTCTAGAAGTCCAGTAGATTCCCACTTACCTTTTAGTTGTCTTGTTTCTTCCAACATTACAGACTGTGGGTTCTTTCCTTCCATTAGTTTAGATAAATCAAAATTTGCCATTTTATTTTTCCTTTTTTAATGTTAAGTTAATTATTTAATATTAGCTAATTGTTTAAATCTCTCAGCTAATGCATTTGTGTTCTCAGAAATAATTTCTTTTGAAGGAGCAGTTGAAGCAACTGGTTTAGATGCAGCCTCAGCTACAACTTTCTTAGTTTTCTTCTCAGTTCCTGTAAAATTCATTGATTCTGCTAACGTAGCGTAAACTAATTTTACTTCTCTAACAGATGATGTTCTGTCTAAGTTTTCAACAACTTTAGATTTTTGCTCATTGTTTAAGTTATAAGCTCTGAACAATCTATTAGCGTATAATAATTTTGCGTTAAGAAGGTTTACTTCGTTGATAGTAGATTGTAAAGTTTTCACAGTATTGTAAGCTTCTTCTAACTCAGTTTGTAGTTTAACTACCTCTTCGTTAGCTTCTTCTTCAGCTACTACTTCTTCTTCCATTTCTTCTTCTTCTCCGTATCCCATTTCTCTAAGGATTTCATCCAAGTCGATATCTTCTTCGTCATCATCTTCATCTTCTTCTTCAGAGATAGTTTCTTCAACTTCCTCTTCTGATTCTTCTTCAGATACTTCTTCTTCAGATTCTTCTTCGTGAACTTCATCCTCTTCTTCTTCAGATACTTCTTCTTCAGAATCCATTTCCAATTCGGAAACTTCTTCTTCATCTTCCATATCCATTTCTAATTCTTTGATGATAGCTTCTAAATCTAACTCATCTTCTTCTTCCATCTCTTCTTCTTCTTTGTAGTTTTCTTCTACTTCTTCTTCTTCGTCCATAGAATCTTCTTCACCTTCGTGAGAACCTTCTTCTACTTCTTCTTCTTCAGAAACAGTTTCTTCTACCTCTTCTTCTTCAGAGACTTGAGCTTCTTCGATTTCGTCATCATCATGCCCTTCACCTTCTTCAATTTCTTCAGACTCTTCGCCTTCAGAAACTTCCGACTCTTCCAACTCATCACCTACTTCTGCAGTTTCTTCTTCAGATTCAGGTCCAAGTTCTGTGTGTGCGTCAGATGCAACGTCCGATGGTTCAACTGGAGAATCCTCATCACCTTTACCAATATCACTAGAATCTAACTCTTCTTCCATTTCTTCCTCTTCACCTTCCATTTCAGCTTGTAGCTTCTTTGATAGGATAGATTGTAGTCTTGGAGTAAAAGCTTCTTCTAATGCGATTTTAGCGTTAGCGATAGCAGTTTCTCTTACAGCTTTAGCATCAGCAATTGCTTCTTTTAACAATTTTGAATTTGCCATTTTACTTGTTACTTTTTAAATTTTCTGAAGTTATTGAGAAACCTCAATGTAGATTAGTGTAAATTGGTTGTTCGGTCACTAAACATTAAAAGTCAGTATTCATTAACCAATGGAACCCACATAGACGTGGGTTATTATAAGAATAAATATATAAAAATTTATAAAACAATAAAAAACTAAAGAAAATAATAAGTTTTTTATAGATTTAGTGTATAGGGTTATTTTTTAATCTTACCCTTTTTAATATCTCTTTGTAGTTCTGCACCTGCTCCTAACAAATCATTTATTGATTGGTCTATTGGTACATTACGATATTTAGAAAGTTTTCTAACTGCCATCATTACGATTCGTTTCTCTTCAGTAGAGTATCCTTCGTTGATTGTTGATTCATTAAACATTTTAATTATTTTCTTTTGAACAGGATTATTTGGTCTACCAGCTATTGCAGATACGAATGACATTCTATCTTTAAGATTTCCCTTTTCAACATATTTAAGAAGTTTCGTAATATTCAATGCATGTTTAGAAACAAAATCCTCAACTGCCTCAGGTCTTGTACCTGTAAAGTAAGCAATCTTTTTGATTTGAGGTTCTACTCCCTCATTTACTGATTCTTCATTCATTTCAGAGATAACTCTTTCTCTCATTATCTCTCTTACGATTTTTCTAAGTTGTTCTTTCATCTTTGGTAATCCTTTATGTTTCGTTGCTGCAAAATCTTCAATATCTTTTTCACTCATTCTATCAGCAATATCTTTTATTTCATCTGAAACCTCTGAAGCGGGTACTTCACCTCTTTTGAATGCTAATGCCAATCCAAATAACTTTTGTTGTTGTTGTGATTGTGCAGGCATCTTATTACATTAAGTTTTTTAAACTATGATTCTTAAATCCATTAGAAACTTTACCTTCAAATATTGATTGTATTTTAGCAGCTAATTTCTTACTACCATTCATTTTCAAATCATATGCAATAGCATCTACTGATGTTTCACCTTCCCATCCAGATTGATTAGTTGCTAAATGTGCAATTTCATCAGTACCTTCTGCAGAATCGTAAAGTTCAGAAGAGAATACAGTATTCTTTCTCCATTCATCATATTCTTTAGAAAATACATCTTTTGGTTTGTCTGGGTCATTCATTGGATTAGAATCCCATTCAGGTTTATCTTCTAATATTGAAATTAGTTTTCTTGCTTCAGAATGAAAGTTTGAATCAGTTAGTGCTTCAACAGCTGCCTTACTCATTCTACTTTCGTATTCTTCTTTACCTAATTTTTGTGGAGTGATTCCTAACTCCTTTGCTTTACTACTAACGGCTTTGTTTATTTTAGGATTGCCAGCTCTACCACCAGATGAATCTTTTGGTTCTGATTTAGGTTCTTCTCCACCAGCATCGTATCCTGTATCTTTAGAGAACATATTTGGTTTCTTCTCCCCAGTTGGTACATCTACTGCATCATCTTTATCAGTTTTTCTTTTTTCGTGAGAACCAGCCTTTACAGCAGCATCTCTAGCTGCTTTTGTTTTGAATACTGATACGTTACCAGTTTCTTTACTCGTTGCGGTGAATGCTTTTTCAGCTTCTAATAAATCAGTTAGTTTAATCATTGTATTATTTTTTACCCAATCTTTCGTTTGCTACATTTACATCGATATCAGCAATCTCATAGTATCTACCTAAAATATTACCCATATCTTCATATAATGCATGTAACCTTTCATCTAAGCTTCTTGCTTCAGTTGCAACTTTATCAAATGCTTTATCCATTTTTTCCAACTCACTCATATTTCTTTTGATGGTTACTTTATCGAACCAATCATCGTTTTCTGAAAGAGTTAGTGTTTTAGCTGCTTCAACAATACCACCTAAAGTTTCTGCTACCTCAACGATATCAGATTGTCTTTTCATTTGTTCTTGAAATGCTTTATAAGTTGAGATAATTTCTAAGAAGTGTTTTTTAACCTCAGTTGATAATTTTTTCTCACCTTCTAATGATTCAGATAATGAAAACTTACCATCTACGATTTTTACTTCGTTTATGTTAGTTTTTCTGATATCATTATATCCTTTGTTTACTTTATTACCTGTTTTGTTCTCAACCTGCAAAGTAAATTTGTTGTTGTGAACGTAATCATATATGTCAAAATTCTTTTTACTCATTATCCTAATTCCGTTATAATTTCTCTCATTAAATCTTGTGCTTTACAAAAGTTTCCACAAACATCAGTACCAATATTCTTAACTACTGATTCGTTCATTGGAGTCATAAATGCACCATGTGTAGATGGGTTGGATACAAAGTCCCAACCGATTAGTTCAAAATCTTCACCAACTAAAAGTTTGTTATCTTTCATTGGTTGAGTAGAACCCATACCTCTTGATGAGATACCTAAAAGGATTCCAGCTCTTAATAATTCTTTTAATATATTTCCAGAAGGAGTAGGTAAGATTTCCACTGTACCTACAACATCGTTACCTTCCCAATGTACCTCTTTAATATTATGTGATACATTCTTTAAGTTGATAACTGAAGAGTCTGGATGGTCTAATTCACCTAATGCTCTTCTTTCTTTAATTAGAGTTTGATATTTATTTATCTCTCTTTCTAATACTTCTCTTGGGTACACTCTACCATTTTGATTTTCTGCACCTGAACGTTGAAGGATACCCTTAACCATAGTTCTTCCTGATGAATCTTCATTCACCCTTCCTTCAAATAAGTTTGTTTCTATTAATAGATTCTTCATAATGGCTATCCTTATTTATGTTTTTTTAGTAACTCAGTAAATTCTCTCTTCACACCAGATGATAATCTTTTGTGAATTCCTTCTTTTACTAATACGTTAATTACATCTTTTATATTTGAATTTTCAAGTGTAATTTTATTTTTTGATAAAATTGGTCTTTCTAAAAATGTATTTATTTCAAAAGTTAACTCCTCTGAAATTTTAAAACCTTCATATATAGATTTAAGATATTTGATAAAATCTTTATCGTTTTTCATATCTTTAAAGCTCTTATCTGAAAAAATATTCTTTACGAAATCTTTAGCATCTTTTGAATCTTGCTTTATTTGGTCAATTAAACCAAACATACCTTCATTTACTGATTCCATTAAACCAATTGCAGTAGTTCCAACAATTCTTTCAGCTCCATCAGCGTATTTCTTATTTAAGATTGCTACTTTAGCACCACCTATATTAATTACATACATTGGTAACATACTTGTACTAAAGTGATAATCTTTGATTTTTGCTTTCTTTAATTCTTTACCTATATCCATAAAAGATTTAGCACCTTTTACGAGGTCAGCAAGTTTATCTAAAGTCTTATCATGTTTTCCTTCTGAGATATTAGTTGAACAACCTCCTTCGGTTACTCCACCACATCCACATCCACAATCATGTGATTCTTCTACTTTTTCACCAGCTCTAAGAGCTGCTAAATCAGATGCTTCAATTTCACCATCACCATCAATATCTAACTGCTTTTGTTTATCAGTTAACTCTTCATTCTTTTCACCCTTACCATCCCAAGCAGCATCAATCTTATTAAAGAATGCTTTCTTTTCTTCATCACTCATTGATGGAATAGATTTTCCTGCTTTTTCTAAAGCTTTTTTGAAAAATGTTTGATACTCAGTTTCTTCAGCCATAATGGCTCTGAGGGTTTCTTTGATACTATCTATGGTAATATTCATATTAATTCCCAATTATAATTTGCTAATCTGCGTTACAATAGTGTTCAATCTTTCTCTAATTTTGAACAAATTCTTTTGAGTTCTTTTCCAATATTGGTCTGAATTTAAATCACTTTCTTTTTTGATTCTACCATACCATCGTAGGAATGTTTCAATTTCAGAAAGTTGCTTATTAACTTGAGAAATCCCTCTACCAATTTTTTGTCTTGGTGTGGATTCATCTTTTTTTAATTCTAACCATCTATTTTCACTAACCCTTTTGTAACCATTTCCCTTATTTATGGCATCAACAAATTCATCATCGTTTTCTTCATCTTCATCAGTACCATCAGTATCTTTGAAAGCATTAGGAGTATTATACCCAGCCACATCACCAGTGGTTGTAGCTTCATCAATATCTACATTTTCTTGCTCAATTTCAGCAATTAAATCTTCAACTAACTTCCTTAAACTCATATTTTAACTTTCAATTCTTTAATTAATTCATATGACATCATTATTGATGAAACATGATTATCAGAAACAACTTTTCCAATTTTAGTTTTAGATAAAACAGAAATAGTTTCTGCTAACTTAATTTTAGTTACTTTATCTTTAACTTTAGATTTAATTGATTTTAATTCTTTTATAATAGATGGAATAGATTTTTCCACATAAGATTTAAATCCAGTTGTATTACTTAAATTATTAATATACTCTTTTAATAATGATTTTTGGTCATCATTTAAATTAGAATACTTTTTATTAAATGTTTCTACTAATATCTTATAAGTAAGTAATCTTAAATCTTTATCTTGCTTTTTATAATTTTCAACTAATTTATCTTTTTTGTTTATAGATTTAGTAGCTGGTTTAGATGTAATACTTTCAATAAGGGTAATTTTTGAATTGAATACATCCTTAATATCGTAGTTATCCATCTTTTTAGATTCAAATACCTTATAGATAGATGCTAATAAACGATAATTAGAAATAGGAGAAGATAAAAATTCATCCATATTAAATGATTCGTTAATCTTTTTAATTAGATTATACTTTTCTTTATGTAATTGCTTTTGGTCAATACGATTATGTGCTTCGTTAACAGTATCTATGAACTTTTCAGCTCTTGATTCAGAATTATACTTTTCTTTCATAAGAAGTTCGTACAATCTTAACTCTTTGTTTAACTCGGTTTTTGGACTAAAAAATTCACTTACGATTTTTTTAGCTTTTTCACTTGTATCACCATTAAGAACTTCTAAAGTGATTTGTCTCACTAAAAGTTCAAATAGAATACCAGTATTCTTAAATTTTGAATGTTTTACCCTCTTCATTGTGTTTTTATCCTATAATAATATATCAATATACGACACGTTACATCGTATATAAATATAACTTAATTTTGATTTCCTAAAATTTTATTCATCAATCAAATTTATATCATCTAAAAAGTCTCCGTTTTCACCGATTAACTTTCGTTTTGCAGAAACTCCGTTCACATATTCCTTAGCTACTTTTTTGGTAGTTTTATTAATAGATGACTCATTTTTTTTCAATGCTTTTTGATTTTCTTTTTTACCAAGTGGGTCTCTCCCAAGTGGATGCTTATCCTTTCCATAGGTGTTTCCCTCTCTTGGTCTACCACCTTTGTTCTTTAACTCAGTTTTTAATTCTTCTAATTCATCTTCAACATCAGTTGGGTCTTGTTCCATTGCTGGGTCACTTCCCTCATCTTCGATTGAACGATATCTGAATCTATCTTTAAGGTCATTAATAAGTTGAATCTTTTGGAAATCAACTTCATCATCACTAAAGTTAAATATATTTTTATATGCCCAATCTTTAGATACCATATTTAGTGAAGCAATATCACCAACTAATCTAACTTTTTCACTCCAAAGATTTACTTTTTCTTGCTCATAAATAGTAGATGGATTAACTAAGTTTAATTCAAAATCTACCATTTCCTTACCCTCAACACCCTGAGATGCTAAGTGAGTTACTGCTAATTTAGTTAATTCTGAAATTAAAGTTCTTTGTATTCTTTCGATTGTTCTTGCAAATCTTACATCTTCTGCAGCTAGAGTTGCTTTACCATTTACATTCTCATCATATCCTAAATATGCTTTTGGAATCTTTAGAGCTGCAAACATTTTATTCTTTAAGTAATCGATATCATCAATTGATGTGTATTCTAACCCACCTAATGAATCTATTTGAGTACCACTATCACCACCCCTAACAGGCAAAAAGAAATCTTCAGTTAGGTTTTGGATGTTATACTTTAAGTTATAATCACCAGTCTTTTTATCCACAAATGGAGTTTTCTTCATTTTGTTGATAATCTTTTGCATATAGTTATCAACTTCTTGTGGAGGAATGTTACCAATATCAATTTTGAAAACTCTCTTATCAGGTGCTCTCATAATCCTATGAATTAACATAGCATCTTCCATAAGAGAAACTTGTTTCCAAATTCTTCTACCATTTTCAATCATTGCCTTTCCATAAGGAAGGAAGTTTGTATCTGATAATAATCTAAAATGAACTATCTCATAGTTCTCATACTCACCTTTACCATTTGGGTCGTGATTTACTTTAAACTTAATATAATTTGGATTATTTGGGTCAGTATTCTCCAATCTTTCGGTTTCATAAACTGGAAGTGGTCTTACGTTAATAATACCAACACCGGGTTGTATTTCTTGTAGTAAAAAGAAATCTCCATATTTAACCATATTTCTTGTCCAAGACCATAGGTTAAACTCTATATTTAAAATATCATAGAATAAGTTTTCTAATATTTCTTTTACTTTCTCATTTTTGGATTTAATTTGTACAACTTCACCAAATTCATTTTTTAATGTGGATTCATCTGCGTATATATCCAATGCTGATGAGATAATCGGGTCATTATCCATTGCATCATAATCCCTGAATAGTTCTCTACGAACTTGATGGTAAGCCATTGATTGAGCTGCCATCTGGTCTCCGTGAAAAGACCTTTGTAATTTAGTATATCTATCTCTTAAATTAAAAAGATTAGTACCACCCTGCTGTCTATCATCAGTATCAACTACCTTTCTCTTCCCATCTTTATCAACCTTTACGATTGCTTGAGTAGAAAAAAGTTTAGTTAACCTTTCAAAAAATGAACTATTATTTTGTTCTGCCATTTTATTTACTTTATGTTATAATCTAACTAAGATACAAAAAAATTTTGATATATCCTAATTTTATTACCATGCTTTACAACTCCAATACCTAGCCTTATGTCTTGGTCCTGGTGTATCACAATTATGTCTAGCTCTAAAAGCTTTTCTTCTTGATGGAATATCTTTCTGAATCTGCATTGTCTTTTCACCTGCTTTTTTAGCCGATGTTCCTCCATGTCCGAAATTTACCTTTACAACATTTCCTTTTGGGTTTTTAACATATACTTTAAACTTCTTAACATCACCCCTCATAGGTTTGTTTAGTTTAACTTTTCTACCTTGATATTCAGCTTCGTTAATATCCTCTTTCATATCTCTTAGAAAGTGGATAAACTCTTTTAAATCATCATAGTTTTCAACATCGTATTCTTCAATGCTTCCATCTAATGATAATTTAAATTCATTATAAAGTTCTTTAGAATAATTTTCCATACTTAATCCCTATATTTAACCTATACTATATAAATATAAAATTTTTATTTTATAACCATTTAGTTAAATCCTCAATATCATCACCAACCTGCATTTGCCAAGGATTTTCATCAACATCATTTGTACCATAAACCCCACTATAAGTATAAGTTGATATACCATCAATCGCTCTTTTTGTTAAATCGATACCTTCTTGTCTTAATCTCAAAGCAGTATCTCTAACCCATAGAGAAATTGCTAAACTCATTGTTAAATCATCATTATATCCTCTCATAGCTTCAGCTCTACCATTCATCCATATAAATGTGAATAATTCATCAATAGTTCTAACTGAACGTATTATAATTGATTTCTCCCTAACATACTCTTCCAACTTTGAAATAATCAAAGGTCTTGTTCTTGAAGTAGTTGAAAACCCAGCTACCATACTCTTATCTTGAGAACGATACCTATTTGAATGTTGATGTTCAGTATCTACATACTTTAAATCCTTACTCATATAATAAAGGTTTCCATAATTTCTATCAATTACTTGTTGAATAGTTGCCCAACCAATGTTTGCATTTTCAATTACTAACAATGCATTGTTATATTCAGTTGCTAGAGATACTAAGAAATTACCAAAATCTTTGGTATCTAACTTACCTCTATATTCAGCTACTTGTTCAGATGCTTCAACATCAATAACATGAGCTGCTGAGTAATCCGATGAATCACCTCTCGCAACATCCGCTACAACTATATAAGTTTTTGTATAATCAGGAAATTGCCATTTCCATAAGTTTCCATCAAATCCACCTTTTTCAATTGGTTCTTGTACATAAGTTTCTTTATAAAACTGAAGTACTTGTGGTTCAATTACCGAATCACCAGAAGATACAAAATCACAATCACATTCTTGTGCTGCTCCTTTTGGTCCTAATAGAGTTTCTTGTTCATCTCTCCAACTTTGGTCTCTTTCTGGGTGTACACTCCAATGTAATCTAATGTTATTAAATCCATTAGTACCATCTTCAGAACCTACCCAAGTTTTGTGAAAGAAGTTACCTACACCATTTGGAGTAGATAAAATAATTGCGTTACCACCCGTTGATAATGTAGATTGAGCCGATACCCAAATTTCTTCAATCTTATCAATGAATGCCGCTTCATCAAACACCAATAAAGATAGTGCTTCAGAACGTCCTGCATCTCCAGCAGCTGAAGTTGCTTTGATTTGAGAACCATTTGAATATCTAAGGGATAGTTTATTATCTTCAACTGTTGTTAGTTTTAACCAAGATGGTAGATAATGATTCATTACTCTAACCTTAGTTACTAAGTTTTTTGCTACTTCTTGTTTTGTTGCAATTACCAAACAATTGAAATCATCATTAAATAACATTTTCCACAAAGAGAATCCTGCAGTTAATGTTGAGATACCAGTTTGTCTGGATTTAAGAATAATATTATATCTATGGTCTTTAAAATCAACCAATGTTTCTTCTTGGAAAGGATATAGATGAAACGGAATCTTACCCCTAACGGGATGTTGAATCATACAATACTTTCGCATGAAGTAAATAGGGTCAGATGCACACTTTTTGTACTCTACCGCTATGATTTCTTTTAATGATGCTTTTTTCTTAGCCAAACTAAATTTATTTTTTTCCTATTTTCCAATACATACCACCAGTAATAAATGGTGCTAATTGTGAGGTATTAGAATTATTCTGAATACCTATACCCAATTGATATAAATTATTCTTTTTATTTTTTAGGATTAACCCAGCTCCAACATTACTGATTATATCTTCTTTGTTGAAACCACCATTCAATCCCCAATAAAATTCATTCTTTGGTAATTCTTTTACAATTGTTGTGTTATACACAGTTGGGATTTGGAAGAACCAATCCACATCTCTTGATTGGATTTGGTTTTGTGAAATGATATCAGTTAGGATACCATATCCTAAAGTTGGATTTGGTTTCTTTCCTAATGAATCAGTAACACCCTTTGGAAAATCATATGTAAGATTAAGTGTATCCTTTACTTCGTACTTTGCGAAATAATCTTCTACAATTTTCAATGTATCAATATCGATAGGAACTTCAACTTCAACAGTTTCAGTTACTACTTTAGTAATGTACTTTGGTACATATGTTGGAACTTTAACTGTTTTCTCTACAACAATAGTATCAACTTTTTGTTCTAACAGTTCGTAATCTTTACCATCTACATTTACTATTTCTTTTTCTCCTTCTTCACCACCACAACTTCTTAATAATAATACCACACATAGTGCCATTATCATTATTGTTTTTAAATCAAATTTCTTTAACCAATTCATAGTTCATAGGTTTTAATTTCATATAGGCTGTATTTCTTTTTTCTATAACTTCAGAAAGTTCTTTTTTACCATTTTCGATATCCGTTTCTATTTGCTCTCTTAGTGTTTGAACATCTTCATTAGATGACCATTTTTCAACAGAACCATCATCGTTGATATATTCGTGAATATTAGAAACTTCATGTAATGCTTGATTCCATTTTTCTAATGTATCAGTACCATATGTAGCCATATTAGAGTATATCTTATATTCTTCATATTCTTTCCACAAACCATCTAACTTAATTTGTTGTTCTCTTTTAGCTAAACAAACTCCACAAAATGTAGTTTTACTTATTAACTTTTTATCTGCTTTTGAATAGTTGTTGGTTTCACAATCATCTGCTTTACACTTAGATTGTTCTTCTAAATACTTTCTAACCTTAGAAAGTTCGTTTGATAATTTAGATTGTTTTACCTTACCATATGATTTT